TGCACTAAAAACAAACAAATGCACTAAAAACAAACAAATGCACTAAAAACAAACAAATGCACTAAAAACAAACAAATGCACTAAAAACAAACAAATGCACTAAAAACAAACAAATGCACTAAAAACAAACAAATGCACTAAAAACACATAAAACAAACACAAATAAAATAAAAGCATCAATCGCCTTTATTTTATGCATCATTCATTCAAATGCTATTCAAACAAATATGAAATTTTCATGCGCCATGACTGTGTGCAACAAATCACAATCGATTGCACTGTTGTTTACATTCTTGTTGCAATCTGGCAATTTCATGCGCGCATTGGCCGCCACATCAAACATGTCGTCGATTGCCGTGATGGCGTCGTAATCAAATTTCAAGCGCGGATTGATTGTGCTGCAGTTGTGATACAACCATGTGTAAAAGTCGGTGGCCACAATGCCATCCGTTGAGCTCGCTTCTTGGATGCATTTCTTGTACTGTTTGAACAGTTTCAATGTGAGTTTCAAATGCAAATGAAAGGGGGTGTCATTGGCGGCAGTGGCGGCATTTGTGCAGTTGTAATCGGTGCCTGAAATCACGCAAATTTGGCGAAATTCGGTCATTGAAAGGCCCAGCAGATTCAAAATTTTGGACATGTCGTACAATGTTGCGGTTTCATCTAGCAGGTTCAAGTGCCGCAGCACGCGCGGACATCCATACACAAACATGTCCGTGTCATCCGACATGCACGCATGTGCTTTGCGTTTCAGCACCATTTGCGCGCACAGCGCGTCTGCCTCACCGGTGGCCACAATGTAGTGCACCCCGAGCGCCTGCAGCAGCATTTTCACGCGTTCAAAATCCGCATCGCACACGCGAACGAACCGCCGCCGTAGTGTCTTCAATAAATGGGTCGTGTCTTCGTCTCGGTGACAACTCGTTGCCATTTGCGACCTAACCATGTTGTATTTCCATTCTGCAACCCGTTTTAAATGCTGGCGCCGATTCAAAAGGTTGCGCTTTTCATTCGGCGGTTTGCCGTCAAATATGAACACGGGAACAATGCCGCGCATTTTGAGCAGCGTCACCATGGTGTACATGTTTTCCAACAGCGCTTGGTCGGCTATGAATCGGTACATGTAGATGCTGGCGTCAATGACAACCACCTTGCCTGTCAGGTCGGTGAGAGATACGGTTTTGATTGCGTCCGGACACTCCTTCCGGACAAACTGGTTTAAATTTTTAATGCCCATGATGTTGCGATGTTGTAGAGTTGTGGAATTCGTTTCGTGTCAATCCCCAAACTGGCTCATTTTCAAAATCAATTTTTCACTAAAATTGGTTCGCTTCATAATTTATTCACTCGTCATGCGCATCGTTGAACCCAGCACATCATCCCGACTCACCCCCGATTCAGGAGGAACCGGGCATCGCTGCTTGCAATGGTGCAGCAGTTCCATGAACCCGTTGAAATTGGACGGAACCGAGGTGCGAAACTGCATGACATTGGCCCGCGGTTTTGCGGCGGTCGTTGGATTGTTTTTGTAGCACCACACCAGGAACGCGTCCGGAGAATTCAGCAGGGCACATGTCATAACGTAATACGCAAACACGTTGGTGCTTTCACGGTATTTTTCGGCCACGATGGCCCGGTTTTCTCTGGTTGGATTGCAAATGACGGCACAAGGAATGTCCATGTAGTGCATGATTTTGGCGTATTGATGCAGGGCGAATTGCGCATCCCGGTGCAGGCCGTCCATGACGCATTCAATGAAGGCGTTGAGTTTCGGATTTAAAGTGCCCATCATGCTGTCAGAGGAGGGGCTCGGCGAAAAACACGCAAAACACACGTTCAGCACGCGCCCCCATATCTCGCAATACGTTTCATACACTCGCACCGGATGCGAAATGGCATACGTTTTTTTCAATATGGCCTGCATTGCGGCATCCACGCCCGGCGGTATGTCCTCCTCGATGAACGAGAGCCCAAACGCGTGAAACAATTCGTGAATCAGCACCTTGAACCACTCCTCCTTGCGATACACTACGAGGTCGTTGTTCCTTGCGCAGTGATACGAGAGCCCCGTGTTGGCGTGTTCGGCATCAATCGCCTCTCCCATCGCGATCGGAAACCGCTTCTTGAATTTGGTCATGTAGATGAAAATGTTCAGCGTGGAGGAACACGTGGCCCTGGAAGCGTGCATTGACACCAGGTGAATGAGCGTGCACACGCGCCGCGCATGTGCCAGCATTTTTTTCAAATCGGGTTCCAATTTATTGAAGACCACAAAATGCAGAACAATGCTGCGACTGTTGCCGTTTATGGAAACCGTGAATCGGTATGTTATTGCCGTGGCGTGTTCATTCAGGATGTGGCGCTGGATTTCTTCGGGGAAGTAGTTGCTTTGTATGGCACCCCCTGAATCCGCCATGTCGGCGGGAAGCGGCAATTTTCTCCAGTGGTCGATGGGTCGAACGGTTGGCTCTAGATGCTGCAAGGCGCACGCCGCATGCGCGCGCTGCATGTCCGAATACAAGCCATGCAACACCTTGTGCAGGGTCTTGGCAGTGGATGAATCAAATGTCATAAATGGATAAATGGATGAATGGATAAATGGATGAATGGATAAATGGATGAATGGAATGAGATGAATGGATTGCGATGAATGGAATTCGAGAGAATATAATGAATATAATGAATATATTGCTATATTGTATTTTCATTATATTTGAAATTATGTCATAGATAATTGTTTTAGGGGTTTTTAGGTTTTACGCTTCTCCTGTTGCAGCCGGTGCCGAACGCGCATAATTTCGTTGCACACCGCAGGCGGTTTCCCGCGCCTAAAATGCACCAGTTTGGCATTCCGCGTGTTCAAAAGCATGTCGGTCAAATAGGAATTTTGACTGTATTTGGCATACTGCGCATCCTCGCGCTCCTTCTCTTCTCGAGACCCATAATCCGCATCCGGTTTTATGTCCTTGTATTTGTCATCTTTGGCTGCCGATTTTGCCAGCGTCGGATTCTTGGACAGGTCGGATTCGGAGTCCAGCGAGAATTGCAGGTAGTGTTTGGGATTGTCCTTTCGGAATTTGACGCCCTGCAAATAGTGCTCCAGCGTGCGCCACTTGTGGCCGTCCAGCGTAAACAGCGCCTTTTCCTTGTCGTCGCCGGGCGGTTCCCAAAAATTGGACAACATCTTGCGCCACTGCGGCGATTCTTTCGCCAGCTCCGCGTATTTTGGAATGTCGGCGCGCTCAATGGTTTCACCCGACCCCATTCCCGGCAGCGGCTTGTCCATGCTCTTGCTGTAAAACTGGAACACGGTGGCGTCATCGTACAAAGGGGCGTGTGTCGCATCCGATACATGCGCGGATGCATGGAGGACAGAAGGAACCTTCTTTGCCTCCTCCAAATCTGCGTCCTTCAGGCCCAGCTCCTCCTCGCGGAAGGTGCGGAATTGCGGAATGATGTTGTACGGCCCCGCATTGCGCTCCATGCATTTTTCTATTACCATGATTTTAATGTCATAGGGAATCTCTCGGAATGTTAGCAGCGCTTCCTTTTTGTAGGTGATGAGCTTGTAGTGCATGCCCGTGTGCTCCGCCATGATGTAGAAGTCGGGTTCAAACGAACCCTGGTCTTCCAGCATGCGGTCGTTCAGCTGGCCGCACTGCAGCACGCCGCCCATTTCCCCCGCATGGAACCGCTCCGACGAGAGAATGATGAGTTTGATGCGCAGCACGCGCTCCAGGGTGGAAATGGCCCACGTGTCGGCCCAAAAGGCGCAGGACTTCAGCATCTCTCGGAAATCTTCCAGCGTATTGACATTCTTCATGAAATGAAAATCATGCAATAATTCTTTGCTGAGCGCCACTTCAGATTTCAGACGCTTGAACTGCGCGGCGTTGCGGCGCGACTCGGCAATGATGGCCTGCTGCTCCTTGGCCTCCGTGGTGCGCTCCAGGCGCTGCTTCAACTTCGCATTGGCATCCACCAGCCCGCGCATCTCCGCCGAAGTTGTGGTGATGGACTCCGCGGTCATGGTGTGTTGCGCCTTGTATCCTTGAAACACTTCTTCGGTGGCTTCCGCCGCCAGCTTGCGACGGAGTTCGGGAACCTCCACGTATTTGCCGCGAGTGCGATAGGCGTCGCGAATCACGGCAAACAGGCAATCCCCGGCGCCTTCATTATCCGTTATGCCAAAATTGTTGTTTTGCATGTGCGTCTGTATCCACGGCTGGTTGGGCAGCTTCCTGTATTCGGCGTGCTCAGCCAGGGCGGTGTCCTTGGTTTGCGCCGGCAAATTAAGCGCCTTCAGCTTGGAACGCAGCGCATCTGCGCCTTCTTTTGATTGGCCTTGGTTTTGGTCTTCCTCCCGGAGTTCCAGAACTGGTGACAGAACTGGTTCTTCCACTTCTTGTACTTCTTCCACTTCTTCCACTTCAGACGCGCCCTTTTCTTGAACTTGTTCCGGTTCCAATGCCTTCTTGCCACGACTGTCGGTCTCCAACATGCCGGCGTTGACAAAGGAATACACGAGGGGGTGCGGCAATTTGTCGATGTCCAAATCATCATCGTCATCTAAAACGTCGTTGGCCTGGTCGGCCTTGATTTCAAACAACCCGATCTGCTTTGAAACCCGGTCATCCGTGTTGATTAAATACATGGGATAATAGATGATGCCCGCCTTCTCGGTCTTGCCGCGGCCAATTGCAATGCGCACCTCTTTTCCTAAAAGCTCGATTTCATACATGCAGGCATCATAGTCAGCGTCATCGCGCTCCAACTGCTTGTACTCCCGATAGTTGATGTCTGGATTCAGTTTTGAACGGACCATAATGAGAGATAATGGGGGAATGGAATCAACAATAATGGATGTGTTATATATTGCATGCATTATAAATTTACATTTATTCTCTTTATTTGCCATATTGTTTTTCAGGTTGGTTGTTTAAAGTTAAAACAGCATATTAGATAACACCGGGCTATCATCGCAATTCCCATCACAAATCCTGCAATGATTAGCACCACGATTTGTATTGGCATCCTTATGAATTATTATGTTATATTATTAAAATCATTGCATGAGCATAATATATATGCCACTAAATAAATATAATGAGACGCTGACTTGTTATATTATTAACGAATTACTAATCGATGCGCATACTAGTGTTTGGAGGCAACGGCTGGATAGGGCAACAGTTTGTTTCGGTGGTGAATGCATCAAATGTGTCATTGGAGTATCGCATTGCGGTGGAACGGGTTGACCTGGACCACATTGCAAATCTGGAAGAGGAAATTGATGCATTTGCGCCAACCCACATAATATCCTTTCTTGGACGCACCCATGGAGCGAATTTTACAACCATTGATTATTTGGAACAGCCGGGAAAGCTGGTGGAAAATGTGCGCGACAACCTAATGGCGCCCATCATTCTTGCGCAGCTGTGCGCGGACCGCGGCATCCATTACACGTATCTTGGAACGGGGTGCATCTTCAACGACACAGACGCGTGCAGCGACCATGCGTATGCATTCAAAGAGACGGACACGCCCAATTTTTTCGGGTCCAGCTATTCGATTGTCAAGGGGGTTACCGACCAGTTCATGGCGTGGCGACACGGACAAGGGCGACAAGGCCAACAAGGCCGACAAGGTCAAGCCATTCTGAATCTGCGCATTCGCATGCCGATTGTGGGCGAAGACCATCCGCGCAATTTCATCACCAAAATCACGCGCTATGAAAAGGTGTGCTCCATTCCGAACTCCATGTCGGTGCTGCCGGAGCTGCTGCCCATGGCATTGGAGCTCATGCGCTTGAGACACGTCGGCACGTTGAACCTAACCAATCCCGGCGTCATCAGCCACAACGAAATTTTGACCCTGTATAAACAGCACGTGGACCCGGCATTTGAATGGCGCAATTTTTCATTGGCGGAACAGGACGCCGTCCTGGCATCCAAGCGCTCGAATAACTGGCTGGACACGCACGAATTGCAGCGCCTGTTTCCGAACGTGAAAACGATTCGGGATGCAGTGGAAGCCCTCATGGCAACGTATAAACGGGACCCATCGAGACCCATCCCCATTGCGGCGGCGGTGGTCCCAACCGCAGACATTGAAGACGCCGAGACAACCACGATTCTGGTGACTGGCGGAGCGGGATTCATCGGGTCGCATTTCATTAATGGCATGTGGAGCCAATTCAAGCACGCTCGCATTGTCAATGCGGATGCGTTGTATTATTGCGCAAATCCGAACAATGTGGCCGAACACATTCGAGGCGACATGCGCTACGTGTTTGTCAAGTGCAACCTGCGATGCAAGGACGAAATTGACAGCATCTTCAGCGTGTTTGACGTGACGCATGTGGTGCATTTTGCCGCCCAGTCCCATGTGCAGACGTCGTTCACGGATGCGTTGGAATACACGATGGACAATGTCATGGGAACGCACAATTTGCTGGAATCGGCGCGGCTGCACTGCCCGCAGCTTCAAAAATTCATCCACGTTTCGACGGACGAAGTGTACGGCGAGTCCATGCTCAAAAGCGCAAGCGGAAGCGGGGTTAATGATGATGCGAAAACGGAGCAGTCCATCCTGTGTCCGACCAACCCGTACGCTGCCACCAAAGCGGCGGCCGAGCTCATTGCGCAGTCGTATTACCACAGTTTCCGAATGCCGATCATCATCACCCGCGGAAACAATGTGTACGGTCCCGGGCAGTATCCCGAAAAAGTCATTCCCCGGTTCATCCAACAACTGCGCGCAAACCAGCCGGTGTCAATACAGGGGGACGGGTCCTGCATGCGCGCGTTCCTGCACGTGAACGATGCGGCTGCTGCATTCATGACCATTCTGGAGCGCGGAGCCGTGGGCGAGATTTACAACATCGGGTGCGATGAGGGCATGGAATACAGCATCATGGACATTGCGCAGCTGCTCATACACCTAATTAAAGGAGATGATGCAGATTGTGTGAAGTGGATTCAATTCGCGGAAGACCGCCCGTTCAATGACAAACGATATTACATTAGCAATGCCAAACTGAAAGCGCTTGGGTGGCGCATTCGCGTCAATTTCGAGGACGGCATTCGGGATTTAGTGGTCCATTAAATAAATAATATTGCATCATTTTAGAACACACGCATATCGGAATTTATCAAATGAGAACCAAAAAAATGGTTAGACACAACAAACGACACAGTCGCAAAAAAGGCGGCAGAAGTCGCCGCCAACACGGTGGAATGTGGAGTTCATTGATTACTGCCGATAAGAACGTTGATTCGATGACAGAGGGAAAAGGAATAGATATTAAATACAAGGGCTCTCCCCCAAAACGACAGTGGTTGATTGGTGGAACTGATAAAACAATTCTTGAATTATTTGATGATAAGGATGAAAAGGGTAAACGGTACGCGGATGTCATGAAATACATACTATCTATGCGGGGAATGCTTAGGTATAATGAAAAAGGAATGACATTGTCCGACGAAGAATTTTGCCATGTGTTCATTAAAGGTCCCCTGGCCAACAGGTATCCTACTATTTCTCTCACATTGGAAAGAAAAGGTATAGACGTGTGTAGTGGTGTTCACGTTCACCCCATGATGACACACATGCACAAAGCCCAGCGGGGTCCTTCTGCTGCTTCTCGTGCTTCTGCTCCTCATGAACACAATAAATCACGTGCAGATGCAGCTGGACTAGGTGATTCGACTTTTAGCGGAAATATTGCAAGGGGAAGGCAGTAAAGAGGAAGACACTAATTCATTCAAACGTCGCAGAATGACGCTGCATGATCGCCCGTTTTTCTTCCAGCGTCATGTGTCGAATTTGATTCAGCGGGTCGTCCACATTCGGGTCGTAGTTCGGGTCTTCCAGACACCCCTGATTTGCAAAGAACACGTCCATGACCGACACCGATTTGCTCATGGGGTCCCCAACCTGGACGTTGTATTCTTCCACACAAATGAGGTCCTCTTCAAAGTGATTTTCAGGGTTCGGGTCGTGTTTGTTGATGGATTTTTGCGAAATCCATGAACTAATGAACCACCGCGTGTATCTGAACGGCCGCCCAGAATTGGTGCGGTCCGATTTGCCGGATTCATCGCGGCGCGTCCGATGCACCCAGATGGGAACCCGGAAACTGCTGTTTGGATTGGGGTCATTTTTAGCGCGTTCATGTGCCAACCGGAACCGCCAAATGGGCGCAAGCGTTTTATAAAGGGCTTGGCGAAAATACGGCGCGCATTCGGTGCAGAATCGATAGCCTTCTCTATAGTTATCACTCATTTCGCCGTGGATGTCGTCGCTGGAGGCCTGCATGTCGCCGCACAAATAGCACTTGTGCGCAAGGATGAAGCACATGTAGAAAGGCGGCGGTAGAATGCCAGCGCCATACCAGTCAATTTCACATTGGTCGTACATGGCCGGGTCAATTGTGCGATGCGGCAACTCGTGGTTTCCCAGACGGTGCTGCGTGACCAATTTGGACGAGTCGCACAAATGCAGCGGCGTGTTTGCGTGTTTTGTGCGATGATTGGGCGAAGGCACGTCCATCACTTTGACGACCGAATACGTTCCGTCGGGTTCTCCTGGCATGTGATAGAGGGCATACGATGCCGGAATTCCGTGAATGTCTGTGTTGGATGATGAGCTCATGTTATTGTTATAGGTTGTAGTTGGGTATTTGCATTTGTTTTCAATTTTTTTTGAATAAGGGTTCAAAAAAAATACATTGTTGTTATTTTGCTGCGTGTTAACATTATGTAAAGTGTAATTTGTGCCTTTTTGCAACAAATGATTTAAAATAGATTTCTTTTCCAAACCCGTTTTTGAAGTATAAATGATCCAACCATCTCGAACCCGACAATTCTTTCATCTCGTTTATGAATGAACTTACACTTTTTGATTCATTGTTGGCATTTGTGTAGGACAATCTGCCCTCCACCGAAAGGACATACATCCTTCAAACTATTCACTTCGCCAATCACAGCGGGATCGCTAGCTTTTGCTGTCATCTTATGAAAATGAAATGTCAATTAATTGACTTAATGGACGTAATGCAAATTTTGTTTCATTTCAATTTTTTAAAATATGTGTTTTAAATGATAAATGCAATATTTATTTCCCAATTTTGACCCAATCCGCGGGAAACAGGTCGCGCGTGTCGTGATTTTTCAGAGCGGGGCCGAACCACGTGCTCGGATAGCACACGATTTTTCCAGGGTTCTGGTTGAAATACGCGCCCCACCAGCTGAACGTGCTGTTCGCAATGACGTTGTGGTCGCACACGCTCATCAGCAGCAGCTGCTTCCAATCTTCAAATATGTCGGGGACCTTGTAGAACCGGCACCGTTTCGCAAATGCGGGGTCGGCCTTGAGTTCGCGCATGTGGTCCAAAATGACGGCGTTGTCGCAGGCCTGATTGAATATGAGCACGTTGAATTTGGGGTCGATTGTTCCTGTTCCGTTGGCATACAAGTCGGACGACGGTATATTTTCCAGGACGTGTTTCAGTGCGCGGCGGTAATACTCCAGCGGCAGAATGGGGTGCGCCTCCTGAATGTGCGCATAATCACCGATGCGAAAGTGCAATGCAATGGTGGTTGCGCCGCACGAAAACCACGCGTTGTCTGCAAACATGTTTTTGACGCCTTTTTGCTGTGCCAACAACTGAATTTTGGAGTAGATTTGGTCCCGAACGTCGGCAAAATATTTGTCGCTTTGAAAATAGCCAACCAACTTTAGGGGCGTGGAGTTCATGGCCGTTTGGCTGGGCAGCTTAGTGTATTGAAACCCCGATTCCTGATGCATGGGCAGTTGCATGAACCGCTGCACATTGGCGTGCGTGGGAATGACCGTCATCGGTATCAAATTGTAAAGCAGAGATTTCCAATAAGTGGCGCGTTTTCCGGTGGCGTCTCTCGGCATGTGCAGGAAATAGCAGGTGTCCTCATTGTGAATGGCCGCAGCCAGTGTGGCAAACACCTGGAACAGCTGATTTCCTAATCCGCCGTTAATCAGAACCGTTATCATTTTGACTCTTAATGCTTATGAATATTATTATGTGTTTAAATTAATATCAAATTTCAAATCATTTCAATGTCTTTTTTTGCGAGTTGCCTTGCGTTTGCGAGAACCGCCACGACCAGGCAGCAATTCAATGAGTGTGGCATTCTCTTTTTCCAATCGGGCGTTTTCTTCTTTTACTCTTTTCAACTCTTCTGTTGCTATATTCAATCGGGCGATGTAATATCTACAAGTGTGTTTTTGTGATTGTGCCGCAGCAGCAGCAGGTGCGTATGGATTAGAATATGCAGAATATGCGACTGGAGCTTTGGCAGCCGCAGCAGCAGCAGGTGCGTATGGATTAGAATATGCAGAATATGCGTATGGATTAGAAAATGCAGAATATGCGACTGGAGCTTTGGCAGCCGCAGCAGCAGCAGGTGCGTATGGATTAGAATATGCAGAATATGCGACTGGAGCTTTGGCAGCAGCAGCAGCAGCAGCAACTCGCTGTTGGCGCACTTCATCAGGGTCAAATATCACGTCAAGCTGCAAGCTTGCTTTTACATTATCTGTGCTAGTGCCGAGTGCCTTTGCCAATAATAACACTTGCGGATAAACTTCTCTCCTTCGTTGCGCGTTCATTGTTGAGTATTCATGTAATTGCGGAAGAAGACCGAGTTCCGATGCCTTTTTTGCTACATCTGCTGGAATCAAACCTGTGGCCGGGGTTATTGTGTACTGATTTGTGGTTCTATCCATTTTATCCGGTATACATATTAATTATATAATAAATGATATGTGTGGCAAAGTGTTTTTAATTGGCTTGCGCTTGTGCTTGTGTATAACATGGCAGCGCGTCAATGTTCATGATGTGCGGTTTGCCATTGATTTGTTTGCGCGGAATGGCGTAGTGCGCAAACATGGGTCGCTGCAGCTGCTCGTGCGGCACGGCGCCGTGCACGGTTCGCGCAATCATTTTATACAGTTTGAATTCGGGATACCGCTCGTCGCCGTTCTTTTTATACAGCACGTTGCGCCCCTTGTCGTCTTTCAGCCACTCCGCCACCACGGTGGCAACACGGCTCTCTTTCAGCGTGGCGGCGTATTCCGCCTCGTCCCGGATGTCCTCCACAAAATAATCAAACAGCGAGCACGCCAGGCGGCACAGGTCAAAACTGGGATTGGGGTCCAGTCGCGGCTTTCTCGAGTTCATGTAGGGTTCGCAATTGTACTGCGTGGCGGCATCCCCGTGCCGGTCAAAGCTGTCGCTGCACAGCGTTTGCCCGCGGTATTTGTAAATGGCGCGCCCGAAATCGATGATTTTCATGATGCGACCGTGCGTTGGAACCCGGTAATACACCCCCTTATACTGGTAATGCAGGAACTTCTTGTCGGTTTTCACGAACATGATGTTGTTCGTGTGCAGGTCGTTGTGCGTGAACGAAAACATCTGCTGGTACGCAATGAGCGCCATGATGACCTGTAGCAAAGCAGCCGTCCATTCGGGGTCGGTCAGCTCATTCTTGCCGCACATCAGGCTGTCGAGCGTGTTGTCGCACTTCTCCATCAGGATGGCGTGCACCGGAAAATTGAAAATGTGGGCATTGTACACTTCATCGTCGTCATCATAGTCGCTTTCAGAATCGCATTCCGAGTTATCTTCAGAATCGCATTCCGAGTTGTCTTCGGAGTTGTCTTCGGGTTTGCCTTCAGGTTTGCCTTCGGGTTCTTCATTTTTGCATTCATCATCATCATCGTTGTCGTTGGATGACCGCGATGAACATGAATCGCTACTGGATTGGCTGGATTTGCGCACCCGTGAACTGTGGCCCGGTTCTTGTTCTTGTTCTGGTTCTTGTTCTGGTTCTAAGCACTCTAAGCACTCTTCCAATTTCATTTCCAATGCACTATCGGGTGGTGTAAAAAACAGCCCGTCAAATGCGCTGTCCAGTGAATCCGAATTCAAATCCAACTGTTCCGGGTCCAGCTCTTCGCCAATGCACACATTGGGTTTTTTAGCACCACCGCTGCCGTGTCTTGATGCCGAGTCAAAAAAGTCGATTGGGGTTTCATCCAGGCGAAACAATTCATTCCGGTTTTTCAAAAAAAAGTCGCATGTGGTAAAATAATCAATTTCGTCATAAATGTTTACTGTGAACTCGTCTTGGTTGGCTAAATACGACCCGTAGAAATCAAGCCCGTGCACAAACCCGTGCGTGTGCAGCACTTGACTGGTCAAATACGTGAAAAATGAATCCACATAAGACGAATTGTTCACATCGTGCATTTTTTTTTGATGAACTGATTTCACGGCATCAGTTGCATCAGTTGCATCAGTTGAATTGTACTTTGGAACCAAAAACAAATCATCCGCCGCCATGTCATACTTTCCGGACAAATATTTAATGGGGTCAAGCAGGGGCGAATATTTAATGAACATCGGGGTTTTTGCAATCGTTTCATCCTCCGAATTAGAGTGGAGCGTGGCAATGACCGTGTTTTTGTTGTCGCCGGACACAACCGTGGTTGCATGATACCGATGGTTTAAATTTACGGCGTTGTGATTTGATTCCGACAATGAAAAAAAGCGACAATATAATGGAATGTAGTTTTGCAAATTGTGCAGCCCAGTTTTGGCATTCTCTAAAGCTTCAAACAGGTGCGGTTGTTTGTTCTTGCGATACATCAATTCAAATGGCGTTGTCATGTTGGGTCGAAGAGAGAAATTGGATGCAAAATCAATGTATTTGTATGCTTATTCATAACATTAATAAACATGGGTTTAAACTAATTTTCAAGCGAAAACCATAAAAATTGAATTTCAGACAACCAACCCCATCAAGAGCAACAGCAACAGCAACAGCAACATCAAACAATGACAGACCATGAGCAAATCGTTGGAGAATGCACTGTCTGCAGCAATTCGCTGCCAGTCGGCGCCAATCATGCCTACACCCGGTGCAAGCACTTATTCTGCATATCATGTTTGCTGAAATGGTATAAGGCGAACCCAACTGGAACGTGTCCAATGTGTCGGGCGCCATTGTGTCAGGACGACGACCCAGTGGCACAAGCAGATGAAATGTTGCATCAACTGGAACAGGAACAAACCAGAATGACGCTCGAAGAAATGGATTTGACCCAGGATGAAGAGTCCATGCACGACCACATGATGCGCCTCGTGGACATTCATGCGTCAGAGCATTGTCTCGCCAATCCGATGTGCACTTACATGGGAATCACCAATCTTCGCACCGTTCCGAACCGAGAGTCCGATTTCAATTGGGTTGAAGTTGGCACCCAGAATTTGAACTGCCATTATGTGATTGAATTGCGCGACGCATCGCGTGCATTTCGCTACAAATTTGGACGCATTGAAGACATAAGAATGCCGCATCCCATGTTTCAGGGCATATCGTGGTTTGTTTTCCGAGAATTGGTTGACCGCTGGGACAATGACACCGGATACATGCAGACGACGTGGTCCCATGAAACGCAGCTCATTGTCATGCATGAGCAGCGTGATGTCATTTCGCTCCGACAATATGTTCCCAGAATGCGCATGACCGTGTGAAAAACTAATTTATAACCCAAATAAACACATAAAGAAAACGCAATGATTTTAAATTAACAATAAACAAATCAATTAAACCCCAAAATGCCGTCGCATCATCATCATTCATATTTGCATTCATTTTCAAAAGGCGTGAAAAAACCGCAGTTCACATCACCCCCATCATCATATAAAAATTTTTTTCATGTTTTCCAGAAAAAAAATCATGGACCGGCTCATTCCACATCGATATTTAGCGGGTTTCTGCCGCAATGGTTCACAACGCCATCGACAATGGTCCCAATGTCCAGCGTGTTTGAGTCATGCGACTGCATTTGGTATCACGGAACCGTCTACGTGAAAGAGGCGGTTGCAGTTGCTAGAATGCAACAATCCCAATGCCAATGCCAAGTGGCTCAACCGGAACCAACTCAGTTAGTAGTAGAACCAGAACCAACTCAGTTAGTAGTAGAAACAGAAACATATCCAGTGCACAGCTATGATGATGATGACGATGACACCGAAAGCGTGTGCAGCAATGGCAGCCACAACAGCAGCAGCAGCCACAGCAATAACGGCCACAGCAACAACAGCCACAACAACGGCAGCCACAGCAATAACGGCCTTAAACCGGGTCGCAGCATTGGCAAACAAAATCAGCTCAAGCACTTAAAGGATGGCATGCTGCTTCGGCACATGGTTTTGTCAGACAAATGGTTTGCCACGTTCGACTCTGAAACCAATCGCATCATTCGAACGTCGGATGGCGTGGCATTTGACACGTTGCGCCAGTTTGCCCGCCTGCATTGCAACGAGGTTTTGTCAACGGATTCATTATCCTCCACCAATGTTTGGTCCGACCCGCATTTTCAGTATCAAGACAGCGCTGATGGGCAATGGCATCCATTGTCCAACTTAAAGAAAAAATAAATTAAATTGTGCGCGCATTCAAACGGATTATAATATTTCAATATTGTAATATTGTAATTGATAATTAAACCTAAACCACGATGGACATGCAGTTCAACCAGTTCTTCATTAAACGGCACATCACGTCCTTTTCCATTCTGGTGTTTTTAGCGGCATTTGCAGCCATCCACTCATTCAAGCCCCGATTCATGTACAACGATGACGGCAGTTTGCGCCAGTTCGGGATTGGATTTCAGCGAAAAACGGTGGTTCCTGCATGGTTGGTTGCCATTGTGGTCGCAATTCTCTCTTATTTGCTTGTGCTGTACGCATCCACTCCGTTAATTGGTTGGTAGAACAGAAACCTGGTTCATGATTCATGGTTCATGCATGATTCATGGTTCATGCATGATTCATGGTTATTGTTTATTCGGATGTTTTGTAAACGGTTGCAGGTTTTTTAGTGGGTTGCGTGGCGGCGGTTTTGGGTGGCGGAGCATTGCTCAATTCATCCAAGTTTACGGCGCATGGCGAATTTTCCAGTGCAATGATGGCGGTCAGGTCCGTCATCAAATTCAACGTGAGTATGTAAAACACGAATTTGGCGACGCTTTCCTTTGCATACACATAATTCACAAACGTTTGTTTGGCATCTGGACTGTCATCTTGCAAATATCCGCCGGCCTTTAATTCTTCGAATTTCAAGTCGGCCTTAACATTCGGTGGCGCGTGTTCGGACATGGTTAGCATGCTGAAAAGCGCCCACGGGTCCTCTTTCATGTAGTCTAAATATTTTTGAATTTTGTCGGCGGGGTCATTGACTTTGCTTTTCAATGTGTCGTTCATGAAGGATGCCAATCCAGACATTTTGTTTACCCAGTATCCAAACGTGTTGGCAAACGGCTGCAACCACGTGTACATGTATTCCATGCACATGAACATGGGCACAAACATCGCAAACCACATGGCAAACGAGGACCACAGCGCCAACACGTAATTCGGAGTGTTGCATTGTTGATTCAACAGCACGAAGACCATGATGTATTGAATCAACCAAATTCCGGTCAAAAATATGATGGATGTTATGGGAATGCCATTGGTTTCGGGCTTGGCTGCAGTGGACGTGTTGTTTTTGTATTCAATCCACAAATAACCCGCTGAAACAATGCTATACACCATAAGATGCCATGAACCATTCGGGGATGCCGACGCAGCGGTGGGGGGTGTGTCAGCCATCTTATGCAATTTGTATAATTTCTATGATGATTTGTATGATTTGTATGATGTTTAGAGATACACAATATAAACATTGTGTATAAATTAATTTGAATTTTTAATGGCATTATGTAAGAATCACGCAATGCCATCTCCTCCTTCTTCTCATTATGCCCAATCCCCTTCCCTCATTGAACCCGGTGTCAAATACTTTTTTGGAGGGGTGTTAAAGGAGTGCAACCGCCTGCGGGAGGAGTATCACAACGCCGTATTCAATGCATGCATGTTGGGGGTTTTCGTCCTGATTTTAGGCGCCCTGCTGTATTACAAGCGCAGCAGTAAACCGACCCCTGAACAGCAAATTGAAATTAAAAAAAAACAGAAGGAATACATTCTCTCTAAATTGCGGATGGTGAATGCAGTCAATCATGCTGCATCTCGCGGCAACTTCATAACGGGTCTTCCTAAATGGGAGGTTCCGGAAGTGGAACTCATCAAACAACGCAAAATCTTTTTATAGGAATCGGATTTCGGATTGGTTATGCGCGCATAAATAATGTGCAACATATATAATAAGAACCGAACCAGTTATGGAACAACCCGAAACCCCACAACAGAAACAGACGCATGGACAAGCGATAACCAACGTGAGCAAGGGCGATTACGTGGATGCGCTGAACGAGTATTACATCTACAAGCATCGGTATGACGAGAGATATGAAGAAGAAAAGAACGCCGTTCAAAAATCGGACACCCTGAACATGCAACAGAAACGTGCTAAAATCATGCGCATTAAGCGCAACCGCAAGTGCGTGGCGTGCGGTCAAAGTGGCGGAACCCACTTCACGAATGAGGACGGCATGCTGCGCGCACAATGCGGCAATCGGTCGCAGCCCTGTGCCCTCAACATTGAAATCGTGAAAGGGAAATTCGTGAGTGTGGAGCAGCTGGCAAATGAGTCGCTGCACAACGCCGATGTGCTGAAGGACCACATCATCAAGACCAAGCTGGACCTCCTGTTCAACTATTCCACCGAGGAAGAGGCGCTGCGCCAGTTTGAAACGGACCGCGCGGCTCTGGACCAGGCGCTGGACCTATACGGTGGGTTTCGTCAAAAGTATTTAGACGTGGTGCGCAATCCGGAACGCCGCGAAGAAGTGGAGGCGCTCACGGTCGAGTTTTATGAGGTGGTCCAGCAATTTAAGGAAATGGTGAAAATGGGGGCAGCTTCAAACGCGGAATCCTTTATCAAAGATGCGGTGGCGCTCTACGTTGATCGCATTGTGCCGCTGAACGAGAGCCGCATGGACAAAAAATACGTGTATTCCGCCGTGGAAAAAGATGACGCCGGGGTCTTTCATTTGGTGCAAAAACCGTACACGCTGGAGCAGCTGGAATTTGAGATTGACGTGCCGAGCATAACGGTGGAGGCGCGAAACCGACGGCTGCGCGAACGGCTGGCGCGCAAGCGCAATGACCAACTTGCCGCGTACATTTTCAACTGGACCAAGGACCAGGAGAGAATTACGGGCGACGTGTATGAAGTGGCGAATCTGGATGACCCTGACACCGGCAAGGACGAGCTCATTGAGTTCATTGTGGACAACGGCGTGCCGACCACCAAACACGGAGGAGCCAAGGAACGAGCCAAGGAACGAGCCAAGGAACGAGCCAAGGAACGAGACAAGGAACGAGACAAGGAACGAGACAAGGAACGAGAGAAATCCAAGTGAAAAATATAATGTGCATGCAATGTATCCCATAAAATTCTTCAAAACAATGTCCATATTAAACAACATTTCATGGCCGGCATTCATCATCAGTTTCGCAATCGGCGTGTTTTACATCTACATTTCTCTCCCCACTCAGCGCGTGGTCACCGTTTATCCCACGCAGGACAACGAATCTTACTTCAACTTCCGCGACAAGGCGCACAACTGCTTCCGGTTTGAACAGGAGGAGAAGGCCTGCCCCGCCAATGACGACGACCTGAAAACCATTCCCATGCAAACTTAATAACAATAATTGCATAATTACGTTATAAACCTCGATTTAATTACATTTTTACAAAAAATAAAATATAGTTATAAAACAACTTAAACATTTAGCATTAAAATAATGCAACTTCATGACTTCATTCATTCTTCCGCAAGCAGGGTCATCTTCGGAATAATAATGGGTCTGGGTCTTTCTAGCTTGTTTAGGAAGACGTGCCACGGGCGCAATTGCATGGTGTTCAAGGCGCCCGACATGGCGGAAACCAAAAAGTTCACGTTCAAATACGACGGCAAATGTTTTACGTACAATGTCAATAGCAGTAAATGCGATGCTTCACGGGTGGATGTGGTGCTTTAAGGAATGACGCATGACGTCTGTATGCAATTTTTGTGTTTATTGACATCTTAGTATACCGATTCGGTGGCATGTAATTTCAAGCAGTTCGAGATGGACGCGTGGTCTAGTGGTTGGAAGCCTGATTCCTAACCCGAAGGTCCACAGTTCAACTCCCGCTGTGGAAAAAAACACCCCTGTAGCGCAGAGGAAGCGCGCCGTAAACATCGTCGGTCACTCCATTAGACTTTGCATAAAGTCCGAACGATTGATGATTATCGCACTACAAGCCGGAGGTCACCTGATCGAAACAGGTCGGGGGTTATCATTACACTTCGGTGGCTTTGCAGAAGCCACTAGTCTTCTCAGGCAGACTCTAAACACGGTATCACATCACCGGCATGGCGCAGAGGAAGCGCGCCGTTTCACTTTGTGGGCTCATAACTCCGAGGACATCTAATCGAAACGGAACACCGGTATTCTTACACTTCAGTGGCTTTGCAGAAGCTACTAGTCTTCTCCGGCAGACTCTAAACACGGAAACACATCACCGGCATGGCACAGAGGCAGCGCGCAGGGCTCATAACCCTGAGGTCACAGGATCGAAACCTGTTGCCGGTATTCTTACACTTCGGTGGCTTTGCAGAAGCCACTAGTCTTCTCCGGCATACTCTAAACACGGTAATGCATTACCGGCGTGGCGCAGAGGAAGCGCGCCGTTTCACTTTGTGGGCTCATAACTCTGAGGACGTAGGAACGAAACCTACCACCGGTATTTTTTACATTTTGGTCGATTCGATTTGCAGCACCGTTTTGCTTCAACATTTGATGTTCATTGTTTTTAAAACAATGAATGTTTCATTGGTTTCATTGGTTTCATTGGTTTCATTGGTTTCATTGGTTTTATTTAGGAAGATTGCGTTATACTGTGAAAACATGAATCTATGCAATAGATAAAGTGCAATACCTAAAAGACATACTCAATAAATAATCCACGATGAGCGACACCACCAGCATTGATGATTTGCCCACAGCATCCGGCCAAAATGCCAACACCCAGAATCAGAACATCGTTATTCAAAAAACAGAACCTGGAGCCATGTCTTATTCACCCAATATGCCTGATTTAGCACCTCCACCACAACAGCAATTACAGCAGCAACAGCAGCAACAACAACAAGGTCCGCCACTCAATCCAAGCCAACAAGCCAATCAAAAGCTCATGAACGAATTGGTGAGTGGGGTGCAGCGCGCCAGCATGACGGGCATGACCGCTCTCCCGTCCCGCGACATTCCGCGCGACACCACCGGCATGATGCAGGATGCGCAAGTGCAGCCCACGTATGTTCCGCAACCGCAACGGCACGTCGACTACATTCATGACCATGAAACGAGTTCCACGCTGGAGCGCGTCATGCATCAAAACACGCGCGGGTCCAATCGTGCCGATGCTTTAGAAGTCTTTTACGAGGAAGTGCAGTCGCCGCTCCTGCTGGCCATTCTCTACTTCGCGTTTCAACTGCCGGCAGTCAAACGATACATGTTCCGATACCTGCCGTCGGCCTTGTTTAGCGCGGATGGAAACGCCAATTTGACCGGGCTGATTGCCACGAGCGCCATGTTCGGTCTCTCGTTTTACATGATGCAAAAAAGCATGACGCAGTTGCTGGAGTCTTACTAATTGTCCACACTCATTTATTGCAACCATTTATTGCAATGATTTATTATTTTATCTGTATGGTTTATATAAATAAAGTCATTTAGAGAGATAAAATGGCAACACGGCGCGTTCGGCGCATCAATCGCGCTGGAAGCAAAAAAAAACAATCACATCATGGCCGCAAAACAAAACACCATCACAAACGTAATCACAATAGAATCACTAGAAGGCACCAAGGTGGGATGTTGAAAGCGTTTAGAACATATTCAGAAGGGTGGAAAATTAAAACTGAAAAAGGAGACCCAACGTATGATGGAATTCAAGTTCGTGTCAGACCCACTAGTTCTGGAGAGAATGAATATTTGATTGGAAACGATTCATTGCAGGGATATGAAAGAAGGGACCCTGAGTATGGTGAAAAAATACGAAAACACATTATGGCTGCGAACCAAACCATGGACCGTTCAAACAAAAACTTCTTCTTGGATTATAAAGGGGTTGAACCCATTAGTCTCAATCCAGCTACTCAAATAATTCTTAATCAAAAACAGTTTGATGCATTTTCAGCCTCTGCTTCTGCTTCTGCTCCTGCTTCTGCCGCTCCTGAGCCCGAGACCGCAGTATTTGCGTTGGAAAATGGGCCGGTTGGTTCAGGAACAATGCTACTATATTTTGACGGAAGACCAAAACAATTCAAAATGGATAAACCTCTTGAAATTCAAATTCCACCTAATCCAAAATCCAAACAAAATCCGGTTTCAAAATTGATATTTTTAGGCAATCGTGATGAAATTACTGTTCAATTTGTGTTGAAACCCGATGCAATGTCATATTGTGCAATGGCTAGATATGATAAAGTAAATCAATGGTCCCCCTCACGCGAGAACGAATTCAATTATAAAGTTCCATCTATAACAAAACAATTGACCTTAGCAAAGAAGGGTAAAAAAGAAGGGCTCGATTCACAAATCCTTCCAATGATTGACAACCTTACATCATATGCAAATGATTGTGCCGCCGAAGAAGAAAGAATGGATGAAGGATCTTCATATTATGAAGACCCCATCCGTTCGGCCCATGTGCCGAATGACATTAAACCCATGATTTTAGGATTGTTTGGTAGACCATCATCACCCGGAGTGGATGCTCTTGCCGGCAGAATGAGTGGACTGACGCCAATGCGTGGTGCAGTGGCAAGACCACCATCATCATCATCCGGTCGGTAATGAACATTCTCTTTTCATTTCGTATTATTCAATGCATTATCTTCTATCATTTGTTATAGTTATTAAAAACAAATGATAGAGCACCTTTTAGCGAAAATTCAAGCCCAAAAACAACGGCAACAACAACAATCAGAGAAACAAGATGACGAAGAAACAGAAGCCGAAGAAGCAGAAGCCCTGTCTGTAAATCCAACCCATTTGGATACGACGTTTAGGCTGCCAATGGAGTATTTGCCCAACGATCAGTTGTGTTCCATTGACAAGAGCGTGTTATCCGACCTGGAGCTCATTGAATGCACCAAGCAAGTCAATAATGGGATCGCAGAGTCCAATGCTAAACCCATGTATGCCCACGTGTTTCAGCCGCAGTCCGCATTTGCCAAGCGCTACCTGGGCATGTGGGCCAAGCAGTTCACAACCAGTGTGCCGCATTTGCAGGACACGCAGCGCTTCATTGCCGCCATTTCTGGTTCCAAAGCCGAAACCCATACCCAACAAAAATCGGATCATGGTCGCGTTGAGTCCATTTGGACCCGCATCAAAACCGACGCCGGGTTCCGCGACAAATTCAACTACATTGATTACGCGCCGCTCGACATGCTGAACCGCTCCCCCACGTTCCTGCAGTGCTACAGCATGTACAACCTCTTCTCGCCATTATTGTCCTTTTTAATGCCCGTCATCATGCTCATCGTGCCGTTTTTCCTCCTCAAGCTGCAGGGCGTGCCCATCACGCTGCCCACCTATTTCGGCATCATAAAAATGATGCTGTCGCAGCACGCCATCGGCAAACTCCTGTTTGACATGAGCTCCGTCAGCTGGGACAAGCGCATCTACATCCTGGTGTCCGTCGTGTTCTACATCGTGCAAATGTATCAGAACGTGGTATCCTGCCACCGCTTTTACCGCAACACGTTCCTCGTGCACGAAGACCTGGCCGCCATTCGCGCCTATGCGGATGAGACCATTGCGCGAATGCGCGAATTTGCGGGGCATGCGCGTATCGCTGGCGATACATTTGGTCTCTTTGTGTCGGACTTGGACCGTAATCGGGAGCAGCTGGAGCGCATGGTGGCGGCTTTGGACCGCATTGACCCGCCGGCGCTGACGGCGAAGAAGTGCCTGCAAATTGGCTACGTGATGCAGCAGTACTATGCGGTGTTTTCGGATACGGGGATTGCGGCGTGCATGCAGTACAGTTTCGGGTTCAACGCGTATGCGGAACACATGGCGCATTTCGCGGAACTGGTTCAAAACAAGAGCGTGTCTGCGTGCGAGTTTACTACCACCACCCCCACCAAATCCGACGAGGTCGATAAGAACAGCAAAAAGAAGGACAGCAAAAGGAAGGACAAGAAGAAGAAGAAAGAAGAAGAAGACGCAACCAATGACAGCAATGAGAGCAATGAGAGCAATAAGAGCAGCAAAATCGTCAACGGGTATTACGTTGCAACTGCAATCAACGAACTAGAACTGGATGCATCCACGCCTGTGAAGAACACGGTGTCATTGGACAAGCGGCTGGTCATTACGGGTCCGAACGCGTCCGGAAAAACCACCATTCTGAAAATGACAATGCTGAACATCCTGTTTTCCCAGCAACTGGGATACGGGTTCTACGAGGCGGGCACGCGCATCTGCCCCTACCATCAGTTGCACAGCTACCTCAACATTCCCGACACGTCGGGGCGGGACAGCTTGTTCCAGGCGGAGTCCAGGCGGTGCAAAGAGATTCTGGATAAACTGACTGGGGGGACCACACCCCCAACTCCGAGCCCCCCGGTAAGGCACTTCTGCATATTCGACGAGCTGTATTCGGGCACAAACCCCTACGAAGCCATTGCCAGCGCGTATGGCTACATCATGCACCTCGCAAAACACGACAATGTGGACTTCATGCTGACCACGCACTACATCCAGCTTTGCAAACTCTTTGAAAAAGAGTCTTCTGACTCAAAAGAAAAACCAAAATCAGAATCAGACAAACGAGAGAAAATCAATAATAATTCATCTTCGAATCCAGATTCGAATCCAGATTCGGAATCCAACACATACAATAAAATCCAGAATTTGCACATGGAAGTGGCTGACCGCGGCAACTTCGACTTCAAATACTTATACACGCTTAGTCCCGGCATTTCGACCATCAAGGGCGGCATCAAGGTGCTGTATGACCTGCAGTATCCCGCATCCATCGTTGACGCCACGCGCCGCATTTTAAGCAGTCTTTGAATGTGAATGCATGAATTTTTCCATTTCGTTCGTTCGTTCAGCCATATTTTATTTATTATTTGAATGTAAGACATATTAAATATTAATCAATTACTAAATCATACACACAATGTCTGGTTCTGGCTCTTCGTTTTCAGTTGCAACCACCATATTTGTGAGTTTAGCGATATGCGCAGTCATTTCTTACGGGGTGTTTTACTATTTCAAACAGCGCCTTTCGGTCATTGAGCAATCGCAGATGGAACAGGCGCGCGTCATGCAATCATTCATTGCGCGCAGCATCATGCAACAACAAGCACAGCAGCATCATGCGCAACAATCGCAACAATGCCAAGAACAAGAACCGCAACAACCACAGCAGCAGCAATGGCACAAGGAAATCACTGTTACCGAAAGCGGACTGATTGAAGTGAGTTCGGATTCCGAGTCAGAGTCTGATTCCGACGAGTCTCAAAGTTCCGACCAAAGTTCCGACCAAAGTTCCGACAAGAGTTCCAAATCAGAAAAGTGGTCCGTTGGAGACGAAATTCATCAACCGGATTCACTACATGAATGGTACGAATCACAGAAAAAGCACATCCACATTGATGCCGCTGCCATTGACCTTGATGCAGTGGAGGAGGTTGCCTGCGACGAGAATGACACAAAAAAAATAATATCTCTCAACAAGACTGCATTGGGAGGCGAAGAAGCAGATGAATCTGAGAGCGATTCCGAGAGCGACTCTGACAGCGAAGAGATTGAAGAGTTGGAACCGTTTGAATTGAAAATTGGATACAAGGACAAGGATGTCAAGGACAAAGGCACCAGCAATGCAAAGAAGGCGGCACCCCAATCCATTCAATTGAATTATTCGAACATGTCGGTGCCTGCGTTGCGTCAGGTGGCCAAGGAACGCGGTTTGGGTGGTGAGGATGCCGACCTTCAAAAACTAAAAAAGAAGGACCTCGTGCAGCTTCTACAATAATCAAATCAACCAACCAACGATAACAATTTAAAAGAATGAGCGCACATATTTGTATACCTCATTTTCTCTCAAAATGATAAAGCACATATTGGAATACGTGTGGGTCGATGCCGGTGGCGGCTTGCGCAGCAAAACCCGAGTGGTGAAACTGGAGGAAAGCATTTCGTGCATTGTGTCCGACCCCGGCCGTTGGGAGTGGTCGTTTGACGGCTCATCCACAGGGCAAGCCACCGGAACCGACAGCGACGTGCTCATTCGCCCCGTTGCGCTTTACCTGAATCCGTTTTACAAGGGCATGAACTCGGCAATGGTGCAGGCCTGGCTAGTGCTATGCGACTGTTACAACAAGGACGGCACGCCACATGCCACAAATGCACGCGTCGGATGCGCGCAAACCGAGACCGCGTGTGCTGCCGAAGAACCGCTCTTCGGGATTGAGCAAGAATACATACTGTTTGATAGCGCAAAGGAAGTTCCGTATCAGTGGGCCAGTCAATGCAATCCCGGGTGCGGGGGTCAGGGTCCGTATTATTGCAGTGTAGGCGGCGACCGCTGCTTCGGACGGAAAATCGCAGACCAGCACCTGCAGGCGTGCCTTTATGCCGGCATTGAAATATGCGGCACCAATGCGGAAGTGACTGCATCGCAGTGGGAGTTCCAAGTTGGCCCTTTGACCGCACTCCAAGTGTCGGACCAGCTGTGGATGGCGCGCTACATTCTGCACCGCATCACCGAAGAGCACGGATGCTGCGCCACGTTTCACCCCAAACCGTTGCCCACCTGGAACGGGTCGGGTGGCCACACCAACTTCAGCACAGCGACAATGAGGAGGTCCGAATCAACCGATGCGACAATGGAGGCGATAAGGTCCACCGATGCGATGGATGCAATTAAGACGGCATGCATCAAACTGCAGGCCAATCACGCGGAGCACATGTCCGTTTATGGCGAAGACAATGAGCATCGCATGACGGGACTGCACGAAACCAGCTCCATGCACGAGTGCACGTGGGGAGTCAGCGACCGCGGGCGCAGCATCCGCATTCCCCGACACGTTGCAAATCAGGGGCACGGATATTTAGAAGACCGACGCCCCGCGGCCAATCTGGACCCGTACCTCGTCACCGAACGCATCATGCGCACATGTTGTTTATCATCTGCCCCAATCCCAATCCGCGATAGACCCCAAATTCAATGAAATGCATGAGGACATGAGGACTGAGGACCTGATTTCACATTCCAACAAAATAATGAAAAAAAAGTGTAAAAGCAACAACTATTTTGCACTTTTGCACTTTTGTTTTGGAAAAAATCAATTCAACCAAAAACAGGTCCTCAGTCCTCATGTCCTCATCATCAATCAATTAATTATTTATATTTCAAAAATAATTAATATATTCACCCGTCATAGGTCTAAGAGACACCCGATTTTCAAGGTTTTTTTTAACTCGGCAATGTTAAATATTTTAGTTTCACCCTTCATAGTGTGTTTACCTTTATAAATACCATTTATTTTCATATTGGTTAATCTAACCCCTAATTTACGACTATCAATTTCATATTTAATACCATTTTCACTGCACCAATTTTTAAATAATTCATATATTTCCATTCCAAATAACTCAATTGGTTCACCATCATCATGTTCTCTGGTAAAACTTTCTAACCATTGTTCTATGGGAGATTTAGAAAGTTCCTTCAAATTTGTTTGATATTCTGTTATAGGGATAGGTGTGTCTTTGAATTTATCCATACCTTCAATACTTTTGAAGTAATCATAACACGTTCTAATGACATCAATGTCTTCTAAGCATTTGTGCATATTTTCAAAGTAAATATAATCACCCTTTTTCTCATCACTAGACCGAATGATTAAATTGCGTCGGTCGCCATTAGTGGAATTTAAAGGTTCTTCTTTATTGGTAGTGGTAATGAACCGATGATATGATTTTATTTTATATTGCGGAATGCCTTTTTGGTTTATGGCGAGGGAATTATCCGTAATTAAACCCTTTATTTTACCTTCGGCTTCCATTGTATCTTTTTTGGATAATTCGTTCAAATTTACAAGAAAACAATTGCACATCATTCCGTTGAAATCCCCCCAAACATCCCGACTCGGGTTTGTTGTTTCAAATACTTTTTCATATCCTAACATCTTTTCAAATAATTTAAACAACGTTCCTTTGCCAGATCCTTCTTGACTGATAAATGTCGGCATAATTGTTTTTACATGAGGATATTGAATCATCTGTGCAATCCATTTTATAAAATAATCATAGACCGTTTCATCATGATTGCATAATATCTTGATGTGGTCTAATATAAAATTCAACTCTGTTTGTTTATGTGAATATGGGTCAGTTAATAATTCCATTGCAAAAGGGCGCCATAAATTAAAAATATTTTCAGGACAATCTGTCATGTTTGGGTAAATATCTATGTCATCTTTACGTCTAATATTATGGGTAAATCCAATCCATTTATTTATAAAAGGCAACGTGTTAAATCCTGTAAAAATGCCATTTTCGTTATACATAGGCGCATCATATGATAGATGCGAATAAGACATTTTTAATTGCGCCTGTGTTAAAAATATAACATTGTTATTGTCATGTTTAACAAACAATGATTTATTGATAATTTTCAGATGAGTTTTTTCAAATTCATGTGCAATGCATTCAAACCCATTTTCATTTTGTTTACTATCTGTATTTTTTACTACATAATCTGCTGGAACACTCAGTTCGGCATTATGTTCTTTGTAAGCCCAATGCATGTCCAATCCATTCAGTTGTTTTTCCACATAATGTGTTATATCCTCCAGTAACCCTTTGTCATTGCAATAATCCCCATAAACCATCATACCATCAAACATCAAAATGGCAATTTCTATGCCTTTTCCACATACAACGTGAATGGCATGTTGCAAAATAATATTTTCATAATAGCACATAATCCGATTAACTGCGGAACCCAATTTATTATATGATTTATTTTCCGGAACTGAACTAATTAATTCCATGTATTCTTTCATCTTTGCCAGTTGTTTTTGAATTTGTTTGATTTCTATGTCATATTTTTTAAATTCGGCTGGTAGGTCTTTTGTGCGATTCAATGTGTCTTTATTTAATGCAGTTAAATAACACGTTTTACCAATTTCTCTTGATTCAAACTGCATAAGACAATCATCACGATGACTAATGTAATATTCCAAATGAGGACATGGTATGTTGTGTAATTTACAAACATAACGAAGAATAACTGGATGCGCGTTGCACATGTCAATATCTGTACCTATACCATCACGCATAACTAAGCCTCTAATGGAGGAAGGCAACCCTTGCAATGATCCACCTGAAAATAAGCGTCCTGATGTGCCGGTTGCATAAGAATAAATCCGCTTGGTAATGCCACTTGTTTTCAAATTAGTTTGACAAAACTGTTGTAAAATTGAATATTTGGTTTTACACTCTTCCTTCGTATATTTTTTCTCCTTGTTTAAACATCTCTCTACAAACTCAGAGTAAGACATCTGCGAAAGCCAATGAATTGGTTTAAGAGGCAAGCGTTCGGTGATTTCCATATTATAATATTCCTAAATATTATAATTTGATAATTTATGCGAATTATTTAATTATTCCTAAATATAATGTATTTTGTTGTTCTTTTTACAACATCGTTTATTTTTATGTCAAGGTCAGTAGATATAAAAGTATATCCTTGTTGTCGTAAAATGCCACGCACAATATTTAAATAAGGTCGTTTGCAATCAAAATTAGGTTTAAAAGAAGATATAGTGGAACATGCAAAACATTTTTGTATTTCATCTTTCATGTTTAGAATTTCTGTTTGCATTTCCACATTATCATCTAGGTCAGACAACAAAAAAGAATTGTTCACGTCCAATTTTAAAATATCAATTAGTTTTTTGCATATTTCTTCTCTTTCATTTTTGTATTTATCACAGAGTTTTACTCTCATGTTGCATATTGTAACCTTAGATATAATCTTTAATTGTTTATATCATCAAAATTATAATTAACATTTTTTATAATTGAGAGAAAATAAACAAATAATCAAATAATATAATATAATTATTATACAAGCATTGCATACAAACAACAAACATGAGCTGGGGAACGTGCTATGCCGGTTCCAACAACATCCATTTCAATTTCCCGCCAATCATGGCCGACGGGCGCAATTATGCCGATTGGCAGCCCGGTGCCGTCATCAACGAGCGCATTAAGGAACAGGCCGGCGTAAAGTCCAACTCTCAGTACCGCCAGTATCTGACACACAATGCCACGCAAATCATGCAGGCTAACCAGGTGGAGGCGTGCAACCAGTGCGGCAACTGCGTGTACAACACCAGCAACCCGATGCAACCGCAGCGCAACGTGCCTTACGTGTTTGCCAGCGTGCTCGACAACAGCCAGCCCTTCGGCTACGAAACCAGCGACCTGAAGAATTACTACCTGTCTCGCCATCAGCTGCAGGCGCGCATGATTTCCCCCGTCATCACCCAAAACGAGCTGCTCATGCAGGGATATCCCGCGGCCAATTAAGCGGGCGCATTTATTTATTTCTTTGATGTTTTGCGTCGTCCGTATTTACAATACTGACGTTGTGAGAATCCGCGAGGGGCGTTGCAATCAATTCTTCGTTTGTATTTCATTGACCATTTCCCGCCTCTTTTTTTTAAATGCATTGGCGGAATTGATTGTGTGTGTGTGTGTGTGTGTGTGTAATGGTTTATACATTACCCCAATTTATTTTATTTTGGTTTTATACAATTCGTTGATTACATATTAAACACAACCACATTGTTTGCATTTACTAACACATAAATCATAACATTGAAAAATGAGAATGCTCAGCATTGATGTGGGCATGAAGAATCTGGCGTACTGTTTGTTTGAATACGACCCACTTAAACTTGTCACCGGAGAAATTAAAACTCCGGAACACATGATGCATCAGCTTTCGATTGTGGCCTGGGACACCGTGAATTTGTGCGATGCAGCTGATGCAATCAATGCACCCGTTGTGGCAGGACCCATGTGCTCGAGCGCTGGATGTAAATTCACTGCCAAATTCATGCACTCCTCGACGGAATTGGTAACCCATTACTGCACAAGGCATGCGAATGCCTCAGGATACAAGATGCCATTGTTAATACCAGCAAAATCCATTAAAAAAATGGGTCTGGAAGAGTTGAAGGCAATTTCTGCTGAATATCTCTCGATTCCCATTCCTGAGAAATGTAATAAGAGTAAGGTTAAGTTGTTGCAGCACATAACCACTGCTTTGCAGGCCGAGTTCCTGGTTGCCGTCGACACGAAGAAGAAGGTGGTTTCCGCAGCATCGTTGGATTTAATCACCATTGGCCGAAACATGCACCAGCGGTTTGATGCGACACCGCATCTGGCATCCGGCATTGACGTCGTCATCATTGAGAACCAGCTGAGCACACTGGCCACCCGCATGAAAACGCTGCAGGGGATGATCACCCAGTACTTCATCATGCGCGGGGTTCCCGACATTCGGTTCATATCGGCCACGAACAAATTGAAGCCCTTTTCAACGGGGGAAGACAAAGACGAGGGATGTTATGCCGACCGCAAAAAGCGCAGCATTGAAATCACGCGGTCATTGATTGCAAGTGCGGCGCACATGCCATTGATGGCGATGAAGTTCGAGAAACACAAGAAGAAGGATGACCTGGCCGACTGTTTTTTGCAGGGCATGTGGTGGTTGTGCAAATGATGTGGTTGTGCAAATGATGTGGTTGTGCAAATGATTCAAATGATGCGATTGATGCAAAGAGAGAAATTCGAAATTTACAGACATTGTGGGGTCAACAATTTAATTTATATTGCGTATGATTTAAACTTAAAAGATATAAATTAAACATAAGAATAGGAACCACAATCAACTGCATTGTATTGTAAAATGGAAGAGGTCATTGACATTTCGAATTTGTCCAGCGATTCGCGCAAGTCTTCTAATTTTGGGGGCGGTCTTGAATTTCTCATGAACGACAAACTAAAAAGCGGCGGTAAGAGCGGCGGCGGCGGCGGAGACATTGACATCGGCGACCTGAATGCGCTGGAAGCCGAATTGAACGAATTAAGCGACATCACGGTGCCAACATCTTCTTCAAGCAAGTCCCTGTTTTTTAGCGGGATTGGCTCAAGTGGCTCAAGTGGTGGTGGTCATAGCGTATCATTTAGAGAAGACCCGGTTGAAAGCAGCGGTGGTGGTGGTGGTGGTGGTGGTGGTGGTGGTGGTGGTGGTGGTGGTGGTGGTGGTGGTGGTGGTGGTGGCGGTTTCAATTTAGGCAGTTCAACCGCATCCGCCGACGATGACAAAAACACGTGGGACGGGTTTGGCAAATTCAACAATGTGCCGCTCAATCCGGATGCACCCGTGGACAACCAGCCACAAATGACCAAGGATGAGTTGCTGCGCGAGAAGTTCAAATACCTGCGCAAGCTGGAGGATTTGGAACAGAAGGGCATCACGCTGACAAAAAAATATTCCATGGAGTCATCTCTGGCGGAAATGAAGGGCGAATACGAGACGCATTTGGAGGAGCGCGAACGGCGCAACAGCGTGAAATTCCAAGGCAAAATGTTGATGTCGGTCATTACCGGAATTGAGTACTTGAACAACAAGTTTGACCCGTTTGACCTGAAGCTGGACGGGTGGAGCGAGCAGGTCAATGAGAACGTGGATGACTACGACGAAATTTTCTCAGAGCTGCATGACAAGTACAAGTCCAAGGCCAAGATGGCACCCGAACTCAAGCTGCTGTTCCAGCTGGGCGGCAGCGCCATCATGCTGCACATGACCAACACCATGTTCAAATCGGCCATGCCCGGCATGGATGACATCATGCGTCAAAATCCCGAATTGATGCAGCAGTTTACTTCGGCGGCCGTGAATTCCATGTCCCAGAATCGCCCCGGATTTGGCAACTTTATGGGGGATTTGATGGGCCAAGGGCCTCCTGCTCCTACCCAGGGCCAGGGCCAGGGCCCGCCACCCACACAATCAGCTCCTTCGCGCCAGGCACCACCCTACATTCCAAACCAGCGCCCACCGCCTCCACCGGTTCCGACCAGCGTGCGCGACCCCAATTCGGATTCCGGAACGCCGTTTCGGTCTGGGAACAACACTGCGGCGCCTCCAATGCCATCCAATCGCCCCGATTTGAGCGCAGCGCGAAACAACGGCAACAACGGCAACGGCAACGGCAACAACGGCAACGGCAACAACGGCAACGGCAACAACGGCAACGGCAACAACGGCAACGGCAACAGCAATCCAGTCACCGTGTCCAAGCGGCCCGACATGCGCGGCCCCACCGACATATCAAACATTCTCTCTGGTCTTAAGACCAAAACCATACAAGTGCAACCACAGCAACAGCAACAGCAGCAAGAATCAGCATCCGCAGCAGCAGAGGACAAGACCAGCACCATCAGCATTTCAGACCTGAAGGAGCTGCAGAATGACAACCTGCCACACAAGAGCAAGCGCCGCCAAAGGTCGGATAAAAACACCGTGAGTTTGGCACTGGACATTTAATTTAGGGTTTAGGAACTCGAAGTCCCGATTCGTAATTGTGCATGCATTTTTGTAGAATAAACAATATAAATAGATTTCAATCATATATTTATATTTTTGGCCCGACATCCGAAAGACAATGGAATCAGATAATGAGAAATTTGTCATGACGTGCGACAAGGATTCCGTGTATTTGAGTAGAGACAAGTCCAAACACATGTATTTGATTGAATTTCGGGCGTGCAATCCCAAAATACGCATTGACGCGCTGCTGACATTTGACATTTACAAGATGATGTATGAATTGAACAAGGACCTGTTTGATTCGTATCACATCGCTTATCCGGACCCGGCCGACCCATCACGCGCGGAACTCCTGTTCATTTTTAAGAGCATCATGGGACTGGGCGAGAGATACACGCACGTTTATACAGACATGCCGCATTTACTAAATCAAAATCAAAATCAGTATCAAGAACAATACCAATCCCAAATCATTCACATTAGCAGCGCAAATGTTCCTAAAACGGGACCCGCAACGCCCTTGCTGAAACACTTCATTCCCAAACGCGCCGAACAAATCGATTCGGACAACTCCAATATCACGATTCATGTGCAGCCGGACGGACACGTCATCCAATTCCACTACAAATTCAAATTGCAAATGTCTAAACCCGATGACGTCCTTTCCATTCCGCCGTTTGTAGACAAGGCAATTGGCACCATGATGAAAACCATATTTGTGCGCATGAAACAATTCATCGAATGCCTTGGATGAATGCATTGGATGAATGCCTTGGATGAATGCATTGGATGAATGCCTTGGATGAATGCATTGGATGAATGCATTGGATGAATGCATTGGATGAATTCATTTTCATGTCATGCATGATTTATTTACGCTTTGAAAAATGAGAGAATGCTAAATAAGCCAGCCCGAGGCCCACAATGGAACCGATGATGACGGATTGAGTCGGCATGTTTGAATTGGTGCTTTTCTCCGTGCACGCAGCAAGTTTACAAGCCATAGTTATTGTGTTGGGGGATTGTTAGATTACTAATTTATTATTATATAAATTATTAATATTATTTTATTTTTGGGGTGCAGTTTAATCTAATGCTTCGTGCGTAAATCGCTGCAATTCCACTTTCAACGGCGCATTGTTCTGAATATTTTTCGAGAACAAATTGGACATTAATCTGAAATATGACACCGGAACATTCATGACCTGTGCAAATTTCGGATTGACGACGGGGGGTCCAGACACAGTCCACGTTTGTTTGGCACCACCGGTTGCGGTGATTATGATTTCATCGCCTGGATTTAACGTGGTCAAAGCCCGAGTTATGTTTTTAGCCGAACCGTTGATCATTGCGGTTGTGTTCATGTAGAGCATCGTGCTTTCGGATTGATTGGCGGCGTTCCATCCAATGCGCGCAGGTCCCGAAGTTATGGGCTGGGACGCATATGCCGCTCCTACCGCTTGACCAGTGCTGTCCGCATTTGTGAGGTTATTCAACAAAGTGGCCATGTTGGTTATAGAAGCCGGTTCGAAAGGAACCCCCGCAACTCCATGCAGTTCCACATCATTGAATGCTTCCGCGATTGCAACCAACGATTTAATTGAATTGTACACGCGGTTTGGAAGTGGAATTGAAGGCAATGCACCCCCCACAATGGATGGCCTATTGTACAATTCTGTGTTTGTGGCTAATACACTGGCCGGAATTTGTTCATTTATCTTTTTCAGTTTGTCATAATTGGTTGTTTTGAGGGTGGGATTTGTGGCGGCTTTTGTGCAATTCATTAAAATGGTGGCGGAGTGGATGGGGGGCGCGGGGTTGTCGGGGTCATCGCCATCAAAATATGCAACATAATCATACGTTTGTTTGTCCATTGTGTATTCCAGCCGGTTTAACAAGTGCATTGTCGTAAAATTTTGTTGATGCAGTTTGAAATTCTCCATCATTTGCTCCCACACAATTTGCACATTGGTTTTAAACATGTTTCCGTCCAACGCGCACGAGAGACGCGCCATGTCCATGCCCTTGATGTCCGCAATGTTGCCTTCAAACAGGTAGAACATTAGTTGAACGACAAATAGGGGGAATCCGATGCAATTTCCGGACTGCGGACGAAGGCCCATTAGGCCCGCAAAATCAATGGGCCTGTTTGCATTCGCGGAATACGGATAGGAGTCGGATGAAGTTTGTTGTTGCGTGAGCGCGCTATCATTTCGCATCCGCATTTTGTAATAGAGGTGCTGGTCGGGCCACGCGTAATTATTAAACCGCATGACCTTTCCCTGATATGAAAACGGCGCATTCTTGTGAAACAAGTTTTCCAAAATGATGCCGAAATTTTTCTTCAATGTGGCAATCCTGGGCTGCTTTGAAATCATGATAATGCTATTGCTGGCACCTTTACCAACACTCAAATAACTTGCATTTTGCCCCAATGCACTCTGTAGTTTTTTATCCACCAGTAGTTTCAATTGCGAAGGCATGGTGGGGTCGGCACCATCCACGTTCCGAATCGCAACGTCTTCAAAGTCCTCGAATTTCCATTCAGTCGGGTCCATCAATTTAGGGCATATGAACGCATTGTGCAGAGCACTTGAATTCGGAATGAACGCACCGTCGCCCACCGCTGCTGCAAATTTGGCATCCATGGACCACGAAAAATCAATTGGCAGCGCATTGAGCGCATTCAGTGCCGCTTGAATTCTTTGGTTATTCTCGCGGGTTATTTGAACATTGTCATACATTTTTGACAATAGCGTGAGTATCTTTTTGGCTTGCGTGTAAGCATAGACCGTGTTTTCAAAGACCATCTTGTCTTGTGTGGCAGGAGCAACCGCATTTGGTATATATGGACCATAATTTTCACTTACATTCGGGGGATTTGCGGCTGCATTCGGTTGCCGAAATGTGGTGGTGTTATTCACGAATGCGGATGCCGCTTGTGGAACCTGGTTATCAACCGCGTACGAATCACTCAATATGTTGTGCAAAACCATGACATGTTCATCAAATGAACTCATGTGAGCATTGAGCGGAATATAGCTATTCGCACCGTTCCACCAGCTAACATTGAGGTTGACCGGGTCTGGATGGATGGCTGCCGTTCCTGCCGCTGCCGCCGCCATTCCTGCATCGCGCAATCCGGTGTTTGCATCCGCATGAAATGTGTCCTTGTAATCCACCACCAGTTGTTTTGGTCGCACATTCCATGCATTCAAACTATTTGCAATATATTGCATTTTTTCGTTGATGCCACGTTCAGTATACAACTCATTGATTGGAAGAAATGCATCACCGAGGCATTTTATCAATGGTTGACATTGAGCCTGTGGTCCAATCGCCTGGTCCATGATTTCTTCAATGTTTTGTGGCCATTCACCGGAATTCCCAATGACCGCGCGAGGACTGCTGCAATAATCCACAAAATACAATAAGTCGTTCTCATTCAATTGATTCGGATAACGGAGTGTGAAAAACTCATCGGACGGTCTAATTTGTAAATTTAAAGTTAACGACGCAGCCTTCGGGTCCGGATTGATGCGCAATGATTGCGATTTGCGCTGAGCGGCATAATCATCGTATCGCTGCTTGACATTCGGCTGTTTTGCGGTGTCGTAATACACTGCCGCTGAAATGTTGTCCTGTTCAAACAACATGCTGTAGTCTCTAACCGCAAAGAAAAATGCATCGCCAATAAATGCGCGGTCATCCGCATTGGTTATCTCCTTCAAATTTCTATCTGCGAGGTCGTAGCCAATGGCCATGACTTTGATGCAAATGCGCCTTTTAGAAGAAGAACTAGAACTAGAACCATAACCATATCCGGAACCAGAAGAACCATAACCATATCCGGAACCAGAAGAACCATAACCATATCCGGAACCAGAAGAACCATAACCATATCCGGAACCAGAAGAACCAGAAGACCCAGACCCCGTATTTTCACTGGCATTTCTTTTTGCAGTTTTAAAAATCAGTTGCACTATTTTATAAACGTAATCCTGATATGCATTTCTATTTAGGGTCTTTATTCCATTGGCCCCACTCAACATGAACTGTGCGAATGATGGGCTGTTTTGGGAACTCAGGTCCGGAAGCCACACATGAATCATGCACGTGTCGTCCGGCCCGCGCATTGGCGGCACAATGAACGGCAAAGGTGGTGGATATGCCGTGGGCAAATTCGGTTGAGTGTAATCCTGAACGTCGGATGTATGAGGACGCATTAATTGATAATAACGATTAGTGTATGCATTAGGCTGTGCATTCATCCTAACAGTTTGGGTTAATTCATACCGGTAATATCCCGGGAAGGTCCAACTGTATCTTGCATTAATGTCGTTTTGTGTGGGAGCACCACCACCAACACCACCAACAGTGATGTATGTTTGGGCTGCATTCGTGTCAGCCTGGAAATTTGGAGGAATAGCAGCACCAATCGCAGGAGCAGCTACGGCATTGGCAGCAGCAACGGCAGCATTGGCATTTGCTGTCAAATTTGTCAAAGTGGTTTCCACCTTTGCTTGTTCGGGAGAGACGTACCTTTCTGCCCAGGACATTGTTTCGATTCCCCCCGCTCCTCCCACAGCAATTTGTTGTTGCCTGGGTGTGGTTGACAATGCATTTTTTTTTGGATTATCAAACCGCATTTTGGGATACTCGGGATTGGTTGGAGCACGATTAATGTGATACACGTTGCCGGTCAACGGGTCTGGCCGCGATGGCATCCATTCATTATTTATTGTTCTGGGGTCCGGGTTGCGTTCCACCCCCAAAATGTGCTTTATTAATTCCGGATGTTGCTTGAATATCCAGTTATAATCAAAATACACCGGACCGCAAACTGCGTACAGCATGTCATCGTCAATCTCGTCAAACTTCTGTTCTTCCAACTGCACCTGGGTTTGGGATTGCTGCTCCAAATTAGGATTAGGACGTTTGTAAAGCGTTTTCAAATAGTCGGCATACGGCAGCAAATTGGATTGAATGTTGGGATTTATTTGGGGAGGAGGGTTATTGGTAACAGACGCCGCATCAATGGATTGCGCCTGGTCGCTGTATTTCATCAAACTCAGCAGCGTGTTATTATCATACATGAATGCTGCAAAATTGGTTTGATTGTTTATTTCCGAATCCATTGCCGCACGGATTGCTGAAATCCCATCATCACCGGATGCAGTTGGATTCGCTATGACAACTTGTGTGATTCCCCGTTTGGCAGCGGCATACACCGCGTTTCCTGCAGCGCATGCTGCGCCAATCAACGGATTTAACTGGTCTTGCGCAATGCCATTAGGTGGTGGTGGATTTGGAGTATTCAAATAGGCTGCAATTGCGGCTTTAACATCGACATTGGCAACACCAGCAGCAGCGAAATCAATGGTGGTAAACAACCCCGTCAACCTGGCTGCTGCATCGCCAACAATCACAGCAGCTCCATTCGCAATAAACGCTCTTGTTGCAATTGCCACCGCGCAAATGATGGAATACGATTTGGTTTTATCACACACGCCAATCGCAGCTGCCAGACAGTCATTAAATGTTCCTCCAGCACCAGCAGCAGCAGCAACCGCAGCATCCGAAATCGCCTTCTTTGTCTCTTGAGACACTCTATGTTCTGGCGTCAGATAAGAGAGATATTTGTAATAAATCCGTTTCAACAGTGTCTCATAATTCAGACTATTGTCTGGAGTGGATTTAAATGTGTACAAGTGTGTTTTATTTTGGATGTCCTTCAGTTTTAATTCAGGATGCGAGAGAGGTTCGCGATTTGGCAATCCGGTTCCGGTTATAATTCCTCTCAAAAACTCCGTTATGATTTGCACATTGTAGGATGGTTTTGCAAACACGGGGAAAATGTTCATATTGTGGACCGGGGGTGCAAATGAATCCAGACTGAGGGATGAGTTCAAAGCAGGAAGGTAGGTTGGCATTCGTCCGACGGATGATGTTATGGGGTTTGCAGCAGTTGCAATGTTCGTTTTCATGTATAATATTTGAAAATAACTGCAAAAATAGGTCAGCGCCTTTTGAGAGATTGCAGACATTTCCTCATTAAATGTTATGGCTGGCGGCAAAGTTGCGACTGATTGAACCGCTTCTAAAAAATATCGACTTAATCCTCCAATATTTAAATTAAATAATGCTGCTTGCGCTGCTTGTTGCGCTAGTTGTATCGATGCAGTTGCTTGGGCAATTGCTGCTGCTGCTCCCGCCGGGTTCGTTCTTACAGCTGCTTGAATGTGCGTCAATGCTTGAACTATTGCAGCGAGTGCTCCCGCGTTTATTACATTGTATGCCTGAGTTGCAATCGCAACATTGATTAATGCAGGGGGAATCAATGCCAGTGATGCAGCACTGTATGAATCAATTGCATGTTTTGCCCATTCCAGTCGCGAAACCAGTTCAGATGCAAGAGGCAGAAATGGTAGTCCAATGCCATTCACTGGAGTGGTGTATAAAATCGCAAAAAGCGTGGAGAGATTTGCAGGCGTTTTAACAATTGGAACACTCAAATCCGTCAACTTCCACACCTGCGGTTGTTCCATGTATTGAATGAGAGGTTTCGAATCAGCGAGTGCCGAATTGTACGACTGTTCTATTAACGCGAGTTCGCGTTTGTTTGTGTTTTTCCTAGAAAACTTCACGAATTCTTCAAACATGGCCCGCTGCATGAACACGCTTGCCGCCGCATCGTTCAAATTCAACTTTCCAAACGTCTGTCTAAATTTGTGCTTGGATTCATAAAACGCATTCATTTTGTCGGCAGTTATGTCAAATGAGGTGGGAACATACACCACGTAATCGCAGGAGGTGTCCTGCGTTCTTTTTTGGGCGGAATCTAAATCCATGGGTGAGGGCGAGGATGCACTGGAAGACAACACCGATGTTTGGGTTAATATCTGAAGTGTGTTCTGAGTGCTAGAAGGCTTTTCGCCTTGCGTATCGTCGCTCTGCATATCGTCGCTTTGCTTGTCCACTTTTTTTGCAATTCCAGACGTAATTGCATTGAATGTTATTATCAATGGGTTGTATGTTTCCTTTTTTAAATTCGAAGCAAATCTGGAAGATTGAACGTCGTCATCCGGACCAAATAAATCCATGTCAGATTATCCAGATGGTTTATGTATTTCAAATTAATGAATGAATATTAAAGTATATTTATATTTTAATATTGCAATTGATTAATGCTTCCTTCCTTCTAAAATTTGGCAGACCTGAATGCGGTTAAATACTTATTGTGCTTCATTGTTTCGCGCTGTTTTTTGGCGCGTTCAAGCACGTCCATGGCATCGCTGATTTCTTTGTCGGTGACGATGTTGCCAGGTCCATGTCCGGCTTTGGACGAGCCACCAATGAGACCGCCAGTGGGCGAAACGGTTGAAGTTCCGGGTCCAACTCCACCGGCACTGAAAGAAATTGCATCCGCCATGGCGCGGTATTTTTCGGGCATTATGCAGTATCGGCTGTTGGCATTCAAACCGTAGTCTGCTAAAACAACGAACGCGGCGGTCAGAATGAGGGACAGAATCAAATCACGGGTGCCCATCCATGCCACTGAAAACACCAGCACCTCCTTGGTTAGCGCCGTTTTCAAAAAATTCTCGGTGGATGGGTCCAACTTGAGCTCAATGTATCGCGACCCAATGTTCAGCATGAGCATGATTATGCCCGCAAAAAACAGGCTGTTGTTCAGTCGATGCACCGCATAATTGAACCATCCGGTGATGAATTCAAACATGGTGGGTAATGTGTATTAATGGTAATATAATGGTAATATTAATATACTATCACAAAATAAAAAATACTAAAACAACTTTCGTTGAAGTCGGTTTACAGCTCCTTTAACATTTTCAGCACCACTGGATATAAATCGTTTGCCGTTGCGAATGTGGGGGCGCAGCATTGCCATGGTGCTGAAACCTTCGGAATCGTCGGTTGTGGTTGGTGCCGTGGTTGGTGCCGTGGTTGGATTAGCCGTAGCTGTAGGCGTGGGCGCAGGAGGTTTCAATGACCAATCGCATTTGGGGTCGCATATGTTTTGAATTGTACCATAAAAATTATAACCAGGGGTATTTGGCACAGTTGACACTGGGGTGCATTTTTTCAATGAATCCTGGTCAACCATCATGACTGCTTTTATCCCATCCATGCTCATGGTTGGATTGCCGCTTGCATCTGTGAACAAATCCGGTTTTAACATGTATCCATAATCGGGCATCTCGCCAAATTTAGCGGCATCTTTGACCCCTGTCATGCAATGCATTTTTCTAAAATCATTGGCATTTTTAGGGACGGGGGACGTGGTATTCATCAATGGATTGGCAGAAGAATCGGCAGAAGAATCGGTAGAATCGGCAGAAGGCATAGTTAAGCCTTCCACCTTGTGGACAGGAGTTCGATTTAATAAGGCAATTACTGCCACCAGAGCAAAGATGCCCGCAATGCGATGATACAGCGTCATCGCAATGATTCCCGTCACCATGACCAATTTCCCTAAAACATCGTATCTCGAAAAGAAAATGGGATATGCCCAGAACATGCACGCAATCAGAAATGCAACCGACACATACAAGAATTCAGGGTCGAAGTGAATGAATTTATTGAAAAATGTGTTAAAATTGTGCTGCAGGTTCATTTAATTTTAGGAACAGTACAATATGAAATCGAAATAATCGAAATAACGTCTGTCTATATTATCTGCAAACACAATAAAAAAACAATAAGATAAACGAAAACAAAATATTATATACCCGTTTATTAGGAGATGTCTGGATATTTGCAATATTCAAATTATGGCGATGAAGATGAAACGCCGACCAAACGAAAAATTCAACCAATGCAATCAACCCAATCAACCCAATCAACACAACCAACTCAACCAACACAATCTGGACAACCCAAAAAACGAATATTAAGGACATTGCGATCTAGAGCCGGGCAACAATCTCATCAACCTCAGCAACCTCAGCAACCTCAGCAATCACATCAATTAGGCACTCAGGGCACTCAGGGCACCCTGAATCAGCAACCAGGCCAACACAAATACGTGCAGGAACTCATTCAAAAGATTCACAGCTACGAGGATGGCGCCTCCGCCAGCGATGCAGAAGAGGACAATGACGGCGACAACAACTATGCCCCACACGCTCAAGCCATTCAGCAACAATTTAGAACCGAACCGGTGTCAAATCGGGACCGATTCGCGGGTGCCACCGGTGCTGATTTGAATGCAAAGTTGAACCCTGCTCCCAACAAGGAAGCATTCACATCAAATGCTTTAGCACAAAAACTCTATGTGCCGTCCATGTTTGATGGCAGCGTCGGCGAAAACAAGGACATACTGCTAGAAAAACTGGACCACATTATCTCTCTTCTGGAAGACCAGCAGGATGAAAAAACGGGGCATGTGTCCGAGGAACTGGTGCTGTACTGTTTTTTAGGTGTGTTCATCATTTTCATCGTGGATTCATTTGCTCGGGCCGGCAAATACGTGCGTTAGTTATAATAATTTTTGCAATTCGAAAAATATTATATCAGAATCAATATATAAACTTGTGCAAACTTGTGTCATACACATAAATAAACTAAAATGAATCTGGATCCGGAGCAGCTGAAGCAACTGCTACTTCATATAAAACCATTGTTTGCACCATTTTATGCGCAATATTTAATATTTGAAATGCCAACATTGACACCTGACCAATCGACCATTGTTGATGCAATGTTTGTTGCAACATCATTAATGCCCGAATTGCCATTGTATGATGATATTTTTCAAAAGTGGGCCACATTAATGGTCACTAGTATACTCACGAATGATTTATCAGGTTTGCCAAAAGTGCATGAAATGGTCATGCAAGGAACGATGTATAATCTTCCAGGCGTATGTATCAAATTTTGGGGACAATTCTTTGCAGAAAATGCAACTCCTGAATACGCGGCACACTTAAGGATAATTCCATTGTTAATGATAAAAATGCGTGATAAACAGATTGCAGAATTACAAGAGGAATTGAATGCACCTTTACCGCCTTTCATAAGTTATCAATTGAGGCATTCGGGTGCTACTGACGCAACATACAATCCTGCAAATCCCGGTGCATTTCAGGACCACTTGCGTGATGATGAAACATTAAATGAGGATGGGCGAAGACAGATTTTGAATGATTTGCAAAGGATTATTAAAGAAGTCAATCCTTCGGGTCATGATGATAAGGCAGTTGCGAACATGCGAGAAATTATGCATAGGATTGAAGTAAAACGAAACCGATTACTAGCCATTCCGAATGGAATAAGGATAGTTACACTCAATTCTTATGTTGCGATTGATAAGACGGCCAGGATATATGCCCATCTTTATCCTGCAATTAACGTCATGCGGGATGGAATAGTGAGTTGTGCAAGACATATTGCACAGTTAAAGGGTGATAACATTGACGCGCGCAATCAACTGTTTCATAGTTATTTTCAAGCGATTAATGCACATTTTACGTATACCCCATATGCGGATCAATATGCAGATGAAACTTATGAATTTCAGGCAAATCCAACATATGGCAGGCTGAAAGATGTGTTCGCCCCCTTTATGTCGATACTCGGAATTGAAGATACCACCCGTAGCTGTATCGTCAATTTGACCGAATATGGGGTTGTTCAAGAAACAATTCAAGCAAGAACGCAACCACTGCCCTTTTCGATTCTAGCCGACTTGTTCGGTAAGAAGTTTGATAATTACGAGTGTGGTCTACTTAAAAAGATGAAAGATAACTTCAGAGATGGATTGAATGCGTTGATAACACATTTTCAATTATTTCCAGAAGTTCAAAAGACGCTAAATGCCCAAATAGGATTCGTTCCAGGTTCTCCAGCTGCAAGTTCAGCTGCAGGCTCTCCAGCTTCACCATCCGCTGCATCAACGCCAGTTGCAAGCTACCCAGGTTCAGTCGCATCAACGCCAGTTCCATATTCACCATCGGCTGCATCAACGCCAGTTGCAGGTTCACCATCCGCTGCGGGTCTTCTAGGAACTCATTTGACACGACCCCTACAACCACAACAACAACCACAACAAGAAGAGCCGCCAGGAACACCTTTTTCACCATTCTCACCTTCACCTTCACCTTCACCTTCACCATCGCCTCGTCAAGGTGGCAGCAAGAAAACCCGAGCTAAGCGAAGCGCCAATAAACACAAGCGAAGCGCCAATAAACACAAGCGAAGCGCCAATAAACACAAGCGAAGCGCCCACAAACATAAGCGAAGCTCCCGCAAACACAAGTGAATCACTTATGTGCATAAAGTGAAGATTTAAGCATAATATTACATTCAAATAAATGTTATAATATTACAATAATACATAAACTCATTAAACCAATGAAACCTAGGGACATCGGGCTTGTGTCTCGGCAAACCGAATGCTTCATCATCATTGCATTAATTGTAGCAGCAGTCGTTGGTGCAATTTCATATGCACGCAATTACGCCAAAAATTCAACAATGGAATCATTTGGAGGAAAATTAATGTTCCACGGGTCTTACCCTAAAGCCCCCGTCGTGTGTTTAGCCGGCAGCAGTAAAATTCCGTGCACCGCATTCAGCGGAGCTTAGAATTTAGTGGAGCTTATAGAATTTAATCAATTCGCCGGTTTATAGAACAGGTAGAAGTATTGATACTCTTTTTGTGCTTTGACAAGGTCAATTTGTCCAAGCATGTTGAATCCGACGCCCGTGGCCAGTTCAATGAACGTTTGCGGCGACGGCATTTTAAAATTGCGCACATTTTTGCGAACCTTGCCCGTTTTGTCGTCCGTGAACACTTCCATGTATTGCACCACATCGTTCGGAAACACTTGCACGTCCGACTTGTAAGCAAAGTCATTGAATTTGACGGCGTGCTGCGCTTTGCTTCGATTGGATGAAGCGTGCGACGGCGCCTGACCCAGCAGGCTGGATGCATTGAACCTGCGCGGGTCCACCAAATGCAGCACGAAGTAGCCACCCGGTTTAAGCCACGCGTATATGTTAGAGAACAGCTGCTCCGTGTTGGGAATGTAGTACACCTCAAAATTCAGCATGGACACCAGAGTGAAGGTCTCGGGTTTAAAGGCCGACACCACCGTGGGGTCGCCCTGCACAATGTTGAGGTTCAAACTGGAATACGTCTTTTTTGCCTGCGCAATCATGTCCGCCGACGATTCAATGCCGGTGATGTTGGTTATGCCGTGCTGAATGAAGGCGTTCATGTAGGCGCCCGTTCCCGCCCCCACGTCCAGCGCAACCGTCTGATTCGATATGTCCGGGTATTTGTTGATGATGGCGCCCACCTCGTAAGCGTTGTTCACCTTTTGATTGAACAGCTGGTCGTACACTGCAGCATAAAAGGCGTCCTTCGTGTCGGCATCCTTTTTCACAATGACGTTGCTGCTGCTGTCGCTTCCACTGTTTTGTATGAAGCCCTCCATGAATGACCCGGTTCCCACAAACCCGGAATAAGGCTGGGGGGCCTTGGCCCGCTGCATTTTGTTGTAGGCCGACACCAGCAACAGCACAGTGGCTGCAATTAGAAGCACGCGAAACCACGCATTCCGTTCAATCGATTTGCAGAAGGCATCAAACATCTCGTGGACCATGTGCAGGTTGTTAATTCTAATGGGTTTATTGTGCTAATGTTAATGTGTTATTATTAATATATATGTTATATTGTTATTTTTTTTGCATAAATCCCTAAACAATCAATAGCGAATCTCGAACCCACCAATGAATGACAATGAAATCAACGACATTCGAAGCGAAACCGAATTCAAAGGCATCACGTTTTCGAAATACAAAAAGCCGGACGTGCGCAAAGAACTGCTGAACTGCCTAAAAAATGGGAAAATAGAACCCGCCTGCTACTGGACCGCCGAACTGGTGTGCGCTGGACACTACCAAGAGCTGTGGGACATCATCATCACGTTTGTCGGCAAGCACATCCATTTAGCAAACCCGAAGCTGTGCCTGTATTTAGACATGCGGTACGAGGCATTCAAGGGCATTGTGGCCAACGGCTACATCGGCAACGAGCTGCGCATGCGCAACAACCCCCGCATTCGCTCCCTGTTTGCCGAAATCATGTGCATTCTCTGCAATTCCAAAAAAAAATACAGTTTGGAGGGCATTAAGATCAAGAAAACGGATTTCGACAGCACCGCCATGACCGACAAATTGAAGGCGCCCGATGTGTCGTATGCATCCGCCGCATTCTTGTCCGGCGATCCCAAAGAGCTGTTCATTGCCATCAACGAATTTGCATTCCACCTCTCTAAAGATTCCAAAAACAGTTTGCTGGCGTCCTACTGGTTGGAATGGATAATGGAATTTGAACACATCTGCAAAATGAAAAAACAGAAGTGCGTGGGTGAACGCCGCGGCGCCATGCCCGTTGAACCCAAATTTCAAATGGACCCCATTTGGATTGTGTGGGAAATCATTGTCGCCCACACCAAATCCCGGGATGTGCGAGAACCCCTCATTCCAAAAATCGTGCAAAGCCTGCTTAAATTATACTGCATGCGATACACCGACGGCGTGAAGAAAAAACGGCGGTATTTGATTTATTTTGCCATCTGTTTGCTGACCGAACCCGTCATACTAACGCAAGAAATGGTGGCCAACAAGGAGACCATCGAAGTGGTGGTCAAGAAAATAGACACGGTCTATAAACAAGTCAAAAAGAATGAAATTTCGCCCAAAGTGGATTACTTGTCGGGACCGACGGGAGGCGCAAAATCGGATTTAGATAAAACCATCGAAAAAATGGACAAGCTCAACTCAATGAACACCATCATTCGCACGGTCTAGGGATTGTGTAGTAGGGGGGTGCTGGGTTTGCGATTGGTCAGGCTGGGCTTGCTGGGATGACATCTGTTGGAATTGAAATACTTTCCCGTATGCATACATCGTTATAATCATAATGTCATACTATAATATATTTTTATCTTCATTTAAAATATATTAGCATTTGGAATTAGCATTTGAACCGTCGAATCTTTGAATTAAATTGCAGTAAATGTCTTATCCAGCCCCAGCACTCGCCCCCGCATCCGCCCCCTCGGACATGTCATTTGATGGCGTCGGCGCAGATGCCGCTGCAGTTCCTGCTTCCCCAGTGTCCTGGTTGATTCGCGGCACATTAATTGTTGCATTGCTTGCGCTCATTGGATTCAATGTGTTCACTTATTTAGATGATATAACCGCCTGGTTCAGCGAAATGTTTGGCGCACCGTTTCGAGCCGTGGCCCGATTTTTGGGCTACGCTGCAGCCGACACGGCAAGGTCCACCGTGGATGTGACCGCCCAAGGCACCAAGTCTGCGGTGGACATCGCTGCCGGTGCTGCAACCAGCGGGATTGACGTGCTGCAACAGACCATTGGTGAAGGGCATCAGCCCGACCAACAAGGGGTTCAAGGGGGTCAAGGGGGTCAAGGGGGTCAAGGGGGTCAAAGGCAACAACAACCAGACACAGGTTTGCAGCAGGCTTTGTCTCATGCCAAAAAACAGCCGCCGCAACCGGATGATGCCACCAGTCGCACACAGCGCAGCGGCAAATCAGGGTACTGCTACATTGGCGAAGACCGCGGATTTAGAAGCTGCATTAAAGTGGGCGAAGAGGACACCTGCATGTCGGGGGACATTTTCCCGACGCACGCCGTTTGCATTAATCCGCGTTTGCGCGTTTGAAATCATGAGCACAGTTCGGCATATGTAAAATTAAGAAGAGGGCACATCTGCTTCGGATAAAACTGGAACTCTTCTTTGAGGTGCGATGTGCACAGCTCCTGGTCAATGAAATTCAGTATGGGACACACGTCATGGATGTCGTGCGCATGGGCATGCGCGTGCCCGTTTGCCGCGTGAAGAAACTCATTCTTCAACGTGAGAATGGAGAGGACGTCGTTCGACGAATGAGACGGCGCCGCCTCGTGTTTGGAACAAAACGACGCATTGTAATTCTGCAGCAGCACGCACAAATCGGACAATTTCGATGCATTGTGAAGAGAGGCGGTGTCGCAAAGCTCGTGCTCCACAATTTGCACAAGCGGGCACAAATCGCTCGGAACAATGTGAGCCACATGCGGCACATGCGGCACATGATTGGCAGGAGCCGCCGGCAAGAAGGTGGTGCCGGAAGCTGCAGGAAGCAGCATCAACAACGGAAGAAAGGACAGAAGGCGAGAGATATTCATGGTTATACACATTCTAAATAATATATTTTTATTTAGAATTTCGTTTATAATATTAACATTTGTGGGTTCATTTCATTTAATTGTTTTGGAATCCATCGGCCATTTGGTTCCCCCCGATGAATACGTGGTTTGCGGTTTATAATTGTATAATGGCACTCGGGTGTCATCACACAGCGGAATCACTGGTCCAGGCACGTCGCAATCACTCGTCCGACCGCACTTGGGGTTGGTGTTATTGCACCGCAGCGACACCGTTTGAAACACGCCATTGATTGGTATTTTAATTTCGGGCAGGTTGTCGACGTTCGGGTTCGTGTATGTCTGCGTTTGCGTGGCCCACGATTTCTTCCGCGTGAGCGCATTGCGCGACGCCATGGAGTATTGCTGTGCCTTTGACATGTTGCTACTGTTGTTTTTGTATTTCAAAATCTCCGCTTTGCGCCGTTCGTCCAGCTCGCGAGTGCTATACACCCTTACTGGGTTTGGATTCAAACTGCAAATCTGATACCCGTAATTGCTGGCGCAATTGGGGCAGTTGTTTCCGTTCGAGCGCGACCAGAGGCGCGGTGGATTGGGCACGTATCCCACACCGCCGCATGCACTGGTGCTTTTGTTGCCTGGTTGAGACATTTTTGGGTGAACTTATATAATAATTTTTATTATATAATCAGGAAATGAATTGAATTTCATTGAGCCGCTTCCTCTACAACAGAGGCAACAGCTTCAGCCACAGGAGCAGCTTCCTCTACAGCCACAGCAGCTTCTACAGCTTCCACTACAGCCACTGCTTCCTCTACAGCCACAGCTTCCACATGTTCAGCTTCCACTACAGCCACAGCTTCTTCTACAGGAGCAGCTTCAACATGTTCAACCGCTTCCACATGTTCAGCTTCCACTACAGCCACAGCTTCCTCCCCAACAGCTTCCACTACAGCCACAGCAGCTTCCTCTACAGCCACAGCTTCCACTACAGCCACAGCAGCTTCCTCTACAGCCACAGCTTCCTCTACAGCCACAGCTTCCACATGTTCCACAGCAGCTTCCTCTACAGCCACAGCTTCCACATGTTCCACAGCAGCTTCCTCTACAGCCACAGCTTCAACATGAGCAGCAGCTTCCTCTACAGCCACAGCTTCCACTACAGCCACATCTTCCACTACAGCCACAGCTTCCACTACAGCCACATCTTCCACTACAGCCACAGCTTCTTCTACAGGAGTAGCTTCAACAGCTTCAACATGTTCAACAGCTTCAACATGTTCAACAGCTTCAACATGTTCAACAGCTTCCACTTCAGCCACAGCTTCCACTACAGCCACAGCTACAGCTTCCTCAAGAGCAACTGCTTCTTCAATCAGTTCTTGCAATTGCTTATGGTGTAATTGTTGTTCTTGCAATTGCTGCTGTTGCTGCTGCTGCAATTGTTGCAATTGTTGCAGTTGTTGCAATTGTTGCTGTTGTTGCTGTTGTTGCTGTTGTTGAAGCAATTGTTGTCGCTGTTGCATGAGTTGAATTTGACGCAAGTGTTGAAGGCGTCTCATCTCATTTGCGTTTGCATTGGCGCTGGGGGTGTTTAATTTAAAAAACATTTACTATTCTGTTATGAAATTACTAAATATATTTATTTTATCGTTTATTGTATCGACGTTTCAAACAAATCGCATAAATGGATGCAATCGCGGCAATCGTGGCAATGGAGACACCCACACATGAACGCAATGTGGTCGCTTCTCTCACCTTTGCCACGTTTAAATCTCTCAATTCGGGCTGCATGACAGTCGCCAAATGAACCGCATTCGCCACGCTGGATTCCATGGACGTGAAACTGTATGTGCTGTTTCCATTTTGCACCCCGCAGTTATACAGATTGTTGTATAAAACAGATTGGTTTGGCATGTAACCGTACGTGGTTGTCATGAAGGCGTGATTGAACGGCATCCACTGCTTGCTCGTCTCATCATACGCGCTCTGCGTTAAAAATTCATAATCGGGGTCCGGCAAATTGGGGTAAATTTGCTTCAACTGTCTAAACACCTCATTCATCACGGCGCGCTTGTCCCCCATCTCATTGGCACTCAACTTCAGATGGTCGGATGGATGATTCGGCATGGTTATTACAGCGGAAATGACCGTCTTGGACCGAGGGTCATTGAAATCCATGTAATCCGACAGCACAATGTTGCCGACGCCCCACGACGTGCGAGGATATCCCCATATTTTTGGAACCTGAAACACGGACCTCCAGTGAAAAATAACCGAAATGTAGGGCAAATACTTCGTTTTTTCCTGAAACCGGTCAAAATCAGGACCAAACGCTGCGCCCAGCTCGTCGTGCGTGGTCAAAATGCGCTGCACCTCTTGTGGTGGACACGCCAGAATGAGCCGCTTGCACCGAACTTCATTGGGCCTCGCTTGACTGTTGCGCGAATCTCTCAATGCGATGCCGGAAATTTGCGCATTTGCATGGTCCACGTTGAACCGAACAATCATGGCATTTTTCATAATGACTACGCCGCGTTCAACAAGCGCATCCTCCCAGATGCGAAACAATCCGACATCATTCGGCACCCGGGGTTGATAAATGGTGTACAGGAAATTCTGATTCAAAATCTGCAGAAAACTGAAGAGGGTGTATGTGTCCGCGCTGCCGCCGTCCGTGAGCCGGCCGATGCGGTCCAGAATGTCAATGGCCCCACTTGAGAACCCATGAGACGAGAGATATTCCAATAAAGTGATTTCTTTGTAAGAGTCATTTAAAGTCATAAAACTCCAACCAAGGGTGGCAAGTTCTCTCAACGTGAGCACTCGCAGCGCTTCCAACATCATGGTCGCCGTGCTGAAGTTGTACTTTACAAACAGGTCGTCGAACCGAACGCCCATGTCGTTCAGCAGCTGGATAAACATGAGAAAGTTGTCAATGTAGATGCGAGGCCCGTGTTCCGTCATCATGCCGTCGTGCACCCGAGTGACGCCATGGCACCCTCCTAAATAGTCCCGTTTTTCAACAAGCAGCACGCGTTTGCGCTTATCCAATGACAAAATCTGCGCCAATGCAAGCCCGCTCGGTCCTCCGCCCACAATGACATAGTCATAGTCATAATCATTGTTGTGCATGTTGTGATTGTGTGTTGATGGTCCTGTGATTGTGTGTTTGATGGTGCAATATTGTTATAATTGGATATATTAATAATAGCAATACTAATTCATTGGCGCATTATGATGGATTCATGGAATGAATGGATAGCATGAATGCATAGGCCTTATGATGCACTGTTCCACTGCGAAAAGAACCAGCGCATGGACAGGTAATCCATGGTTCCAGGTGCGCCGCCCGATGCACCCAGTGCTGTCAGGTTGGGGCCGCCGTTGACAATGTTTTGAATGGCGCGCGTGCCAAGTGCGGTGTTGTAATAGCGGAGCGAGGACAGGTTGCCGTTGAACCCGCCGTTTATCGCAACATTCACGTCGCCATAATTCTGAAAGGGCACGGAATTCAGCGGCAGGCGTTGCGCCAATGCCCCGTTTATGAACACGTCCAGCACCGTGTTTTCAACACGAATGATGACGTTGAACCATTTGTTGATGGGAATGTTGTCCACTTCAACCGAAACGTACGGGTCGTCAAACGTGCTCATGACCACAATCAACCCCGAATAATCGTGTGTTAAATACACGCCGGGGGCGTTGTTGGGAGACATGATTCCGGTCAAATGAGGCGGGGGCGTGCCAGATGCATTGGCGCTCCCTTTGTTGAACACGTGGCGAATTGAGTTCGGGGTTGCAGCAACCGTGTCGTGCTGCTTGATGAACACCCAGGTCGACCACGTAAATGCAATGCCGACTTCATCATTCACGGAACGTATGATGGGAACCGCGTTTGATTCGCTCGGGTCTTGCGGGATAATCAAATTCCCGACGTTCGCATCTATCATGCCATTCACCAGGAACGGGCTGGAACTCGGCGCAAACAACCACCCAATCATGGCAATGCACAGCCGCAGCACGTATACAAATATTATGACCACCAGAATCAAAAATGCGGCCTTTGCAACATAGCTGTTGGAATCCAAAAAAGTTTTGGAGCCACCCACAATGGTTTGCGAGTTGAATTCATTTAAAGAGGGAGCGGGAGCGCCGCCAATTCCACCGGTATAGCCACCAAGTGGGGCACCACCACCAGGAGCGCCACCAGGAGCGCCACCAAAGTCCCCTCCAAAACCACCACCATAGTCGCCTCCAAAACCACCACCATAGTCGCCTCCGTCTCCAGTTCCATTCATTGTGATGCGATTCGGTATGTTGTGCTAAATGAAAATATTATTACAAGCCTTATTAACTTATGATAATAATTTAATTTTATTGGTTCGTCATAAATTGTGGGTTGATTGTGATTTGTTGATACTACACTGAAAATTCTCCCACAGTTTGGTTGTTTTTGGTTATGCTGAAGTTTAATTTGTATTTATTGATGAAATCAAACATGCCGCTGCCGCTGTATCCTGCGCTGTAAATGTCCCACGCTTCTTCGGGTGTGAAATACGTGCCCTTATACACCACATTGGAAATGTATCCCTGCAAATCGCCGTCTTGAAATTTCTGAGACTTCGCATCATAACCACCGCCAACGTAGAGCATGTCGCTGCTGGACAATGAAGTGATGGGGCTTGTCATGATGCATGTTCGCACCAATTTGCCGTCTAAATACAGGTCCAACGTGTTGCCATACACGCTCATGGTTAGGTTGATCCATTTTTGCAGCTGCACGTTGCGAATGGTGCACGGTGGATTTTTGTTGTCCGGAATGACCACCGTCAAATTGTTTTGGTCATTGTCCAATGCCATTTGGAACAAGATTTGATTGTTGTTGCTGGACCTGGTCAGTATGTTTTTGTTAACAATGCCCGTATCAGTGGCGGCAGAAGTGGACCAGGCATCAACGTACAGCCATGCTGAATATCCAAAATTGCTGGTGCTGTTGGCACCGTATTTACTGGAATCCACGGACAATGACTTTGACGCATCCGTGAATCCGGACACGCTCACGGTCGTCTTTGTCATTAATTTATAAACCGTGTATATCAGAATGATGATGAGCACAAACACGAAAATGGTCAAAAGATTCATCGTTTGTTTTCGTATATAATGTCTATATTATTGCTATATTATTATCCACATACTATATTTTATTGGCATTTATTTTATTAGCATTGGTTGAATTGGTTGAATTGGTTGAATTGGTTGAATTGGTTGAATTGGTTGAATTGGTTGAATGCCCCTCAAAACGTGTCGACAAACACATTAGCCACGGTTTTCAAAACGTAGGCCACCGTTCCATCGGTGCTAAATAATGTGCCCAATGTCGCCCCAATCAGCCCGAACACAATTGCACCCATGATAAATCCCTTTGCTGCCGACATTCCGGAATCGTTATTGAACAGCCAGCCAAACAGCGCTCCAAGCACGGCACCCCCTATGCCATACGTCATCATTCCGCTCGAGCTATACTTCGGCATCGGCGTGGGCGGCGGCGCATTTATGTTGACCGATTCAGAAGCCATGTAGCTGGCAGACTCGCCCTGGTTGAGCGGGTCTTGGTTGCTCACACCGACCACCGGCGGATTCAGCATCTTGTTCGTTTTATACAACCATGCAATTTCATTCTTGGTGAAAGGAGCCCGGTTCAACACGACGTTGCAAATCTCGCCCTGAATGCCATCATTATTGGATTCACTGCTGCTGCCACCGCCAATGGACGCATACTTTGCCGTGGTGTCCGGCACCGTCACATGATTGCCCGTGTACACCAATTTATTGTTGACGAAAATGTCAATGGTTCCCTTGTCCGAATTGACGATCACGTTGTTCCACGTTTGCAGCGGAATGTCGGTGATTGGCGGTATGGTCGCCGAATCCGACGATGCTTTGCCGCCATCCATTTTGATTTGCAGCGCATTGCTCTTTGGACTATACGCAATGTTGGGTCCAAATGACCCGAAATTCAACACATTCAACAATGCGTCGGCGGAGTATTCCGGATTCGTGCTGGGCGGCTGTGGGTGAATGTAGAACCACGCCGACACGCCGTAATTGTAATTTTGCAGGAGCACCTGGATGGGTTCAGCTGTGCCGCCATCGGGAGACGATGTCGGCATCGATTCAATGCTGCGCGCATCCACGAATTTGATTTCATAGGTGGACACCCTGGTGTTGTTGGTCATGGAAATGGGAGCCGACACAATTTGCACGCCGGTGTGATTGATTGCCTTTGCCACTGCGGAGGGCAGCACGTGGCCCGCTAAAATTAAAACCAGCTCCACTGCCAGGAGAATGATGATGGGGCGCGTGGTCAATCCGAATTGTTCCCTGACCGTGTCCACAAAATCCAGCATCAAACACGGCAGAAAAAACAGCATATTCGCCATCAGTTTTAGCACGTTGACCACCCAGTTGGAATCGGCGCTAACCTGAAATATGGAGCCGCCCATTTTGCGGGAAGTTGAAAACAGGGTTCGCACCACCCCGACCACCATCGCAATGCCCGCAATGTATATGAGCGCGGTTATGCCATACTGCGCCACATTTGCCATGCTGACCAGCCGGCTGTGCGAGTTTAAGAAATACAGTAGCAGGCCAACCACGCACGCAGCGATTCCAATCGTCATTCCCGTTTTTGCAATGAACTCTCCGTACGATGGGTCCCCCTCTTTCATGTCCACCGTGGATGAATTCATGCTGTACATTCCGAATGCGACCAGAGATGCGATAAACAATGTCATGACGGTTATGACCGTGCCGCGCTGGCCTTCCATGAATGACGTCAAGTCAAACGACGACCGATACATCAGCAGTCCTATTGCGGCAAACACGATGAACGTAATCACGGCGCCCACCGGATTCTGCGCAAACATTGAAAACATCCAATACACCGGAAACAGCACCAGTCGAAGTAGCATTCCAATGTCGGTCTGCGGATTCACGGGATTGCTGCTTGAAAATAGCCTTGTCCCATATGTTTTAATCAGCCAATTCACCACGTTCAGTATGGAAGAGAATATCAGTATCCAAACCAATGTGTTCACATAGGACACCTCCTTTGCAGATGAGGAGGCAGATGCGCTAGAAAACGGGAAACTAAAACACGATGATTCAGGGCATGCCACCAGCACATTCTTGGACGCATACACGCTGTACATTAGGTACACCACGTAGGCCAACAGCGCCATTATAGACCCGCGTTTTGCAACGTCCATGTAGTCATTGTCAGCCACATATTTGAAATATTGCAATGGGGGGAAGGTCTTGAAAATTTCCCTCACACTGGAGAACACGGTGTCTTTTGTGGAAAATAGAGCGGCGGCATTGGAGCCAATGGCCCAATAATTTATGAAAAGCGCAATTGCGAGGATGGACACCGATGCGCCCATGACGGTTTCATACCCAACCGGAGATGGAACCGATGCACTGGTGTCGGTGGTTTGATTTTTGGCATCGGCAACCGCTTGTTTGTAAATGGCGTTCGCACTATTTATTTCACTAAATGCAAAGTATGCCGGCAATAATACACTCATCAAGAGGTAAACCGCATTTATTGCCGTTGTGGCGATTGCATTACCGCTAAGCAATGTCATTAGCGCGCTATAACCTATTTTTATCACCATGTAATAGATCAACAGTCCAATGAACAGCACGCCGATGTTTAACGGCCCTCCTCTTGCGTCATGAAAGTAGAGGGACCATTTATTGGACACGAAATTATAAATGCATGCGGTGATTGCAAGCAGCCACAAATAATACCCGGGATTTTTCCACAGTGTGTCTTCGGGCACAGATTGCATTCTTACCTAATTTCTGTATTAATTCGTGCTATTTTGCAATTGCGAGTATTATACATTGCATATATTTAAAATACATGAAATGCCCACAAATGACTCAGCCAACAGCCAACAGCCAACAGCCAACAGCCAACAGCCAACAGCCAACAGCCAACAGCCAACAGCCAATAGCCAACAGCCAACAGCCAACAGCCAACAGCCAATAGCCAACAGCCAACAGCCAACAGCCAACAGCCAACAGCCAACAATCGCTTTGCTAAAAAGTTTCCATGGCGGTTTTTTTACCGTGGCAGTCCCGGCACAGCGCAACCAAATTGTCCACATTGTTGGACCCGCCATGTTCCAGGCGCACGATGTGGTCCACTTCGTACCACGCCGGCAGCTGGCGGTCGCAGTGCCCGCACTTCCACGACTGCTGCGCCGCCACGAACTTCTTTTTGGTTTCGCTCACGCTGCGCTTGGTGGCATTGTTGCGGCCGGACGACATGATGCGCGCCCCCATTTGCGCTTCCCTTCGCCCGTTCTGTGCTAAATTGGGTGTTTCTCCTGCACCCTCCCCCTGGAACATCGACTTTTTATTGGCAAAGTCCAGAAAGGGCGACAACATGTCGGCCGACGACCGGCTAATTGGCATGTATCGGATGATGTCGTTGGCGTGCGACAGCATGGTGTGCGACTGTCCCGGGTTTTTTTTCAGGAAGATGTAGAGAGATAATCCCACAAATGCAAACGTGGACATCTTAATTTCCTTTTGCCACGAATGAAATACTTTCAGGTATTTGCCGTCATAGTACGTGTTGAACACAAGGAATGCGGTGATTCCGAACACAAACAACTCCAGTTTCATTGGATAGGGTATATACAATGCTGCTATAATATAATGCAATCCATGAACCATGAACCATGAACCATGCACCGAACCATGAACCATGCACCGAACCATGAACCATGCACCGAACCATGAACCATGCACCGAACCATGAACCATGCACCGAACCATGAACCATGCACCGAACCATGAACCATGCACCAAATCAATGCATTGGATATATTGGATGAGGAGTTGGAACCCGTGCTGCAATCCATGCCTTTGCTTTTTTGGTCGCGGTGGCGGGTTTGAGATTGAACCGAACTCGAACCGTTCTATTTTTTTTCTTAACCTTAACCCCGGCAACATTGATTCGTCGCAGCTGTTTCACGATGCGCGACACGTTCATGCGTTCATGCCCGTTTACAAACACAATCGTGCTGAACAGACTGCGATATCGTCGCAGCATGTCGTCGTACTCCGCATCAGACATGATGAAACTGGTGCGCGGCAGCATGAACATGCTGTAGAAAACGCACATGGTGCCCCACACGTCCGTGTTGTAGCGGTACACCTTTTCAAAATATTCGGTCATTCGAAAGGTCCGATTGGTTCGGTCAGTGAAATGGTATAAAATTTCGGCGGTGTAGGTGCTAACTGCGTCATGCAACATTGATTTGGCCTGCGATTTGTTGCCATAAATGCATTTGAAAATGTATTCAAAGTATTCATATCCTTTAATGTCAAACTCGTCAATGTATACCTTGTACAATTTGGCCGTGAATTCTTTCACTCGTGCCATGGTAAACTCAGTTTCCCAGTTGGTGATGGGGGCCAAAACCTTGGACGAGTACAATTGACACACATCGGATGAAATGACCATTGTGGAAAAGGGACGGTTGAACGACACCGGATTGTTCATAAAATGGCGCACGGGAATGACTTGTTCGGGTGTGGTTGTGCCAGCTAGCCCCCAGTCAATGATGCGCACAATGTTGTTGCGGTCAATCATCAGGTTTTCGGCTTTGAGGTCATTGTGAATGACACCGCGCTGATTCATTGGAACCACCGCCCGAACCAATATTTTTGAAATGTATTCATTTAGGCGGTGCAGGCGGGCGGCATCAAAGGGTGTCCTTTCCAACCAATCTTGCAAATCAATGCCCAGGTCGGGCATGTTGATCATGCGCAACTGGCTCAAACTCGCATTGACATTGGCCGCGTTTATGTCGTGCCGTTTCATATTTGTGCATATGTCATCAAACTTATCTAAGTCGCGCGCTGCCAGGGGGGCAGGCTCACATATGTCCGCTTTCACGCTGAAATAATTTTGATAATTTGGGATTTGTTTTAAATGGGATTTTATTTGTTCATATTCTCTCATTTCGGATTCTGCACTTCTCTTATCTTCTAGCTTGCTCACGTTGCCGTCATTGGGATTGTGGGGTTTGTGTTTGCATTTGAGCGATGGTTTAAACACGCATCCTTGGGCCCCTGCAAATATGGGAATGCCTCCGACCTGGGAATGCGTGTGATGCGCATTGTGATGCGGATTGTGATGTGATTGATTTATTTTGCGACGACGGGTGTATTTGGTCATCCTTATAATTGCATTACATATTGTGTATATTTTATTCAATGACATAATTTAGTGCCATGCCATGCCACAATTTCATTTGTAATACAAATAATACATTGTGGTTGCGGATGTGAGCGCCACCATGGAATAAATCAATTTGCGACGATACTTTAATTCTTCGCGCAGACGAACTTCTTTTGGTTTGTAGTTGGAATAGTAAGTGTTCACCGCATCTTGCAGCGACACTTCATCGCGATTCAAACGCAGGTTGATTTGGTTGTGCAGGAAATGCACCCATTTGATGAACGATTCGCGTTTATCCAAATAGGGAGACACTGGATATTTGTCCAACAATTCGCTAAATGCATTGCCCATTTGATGATTCGGCAAAAACAATGGCAAATTTTGTATGAAATCGTAGTATTTTTTGATGGTGACGTCGTTCGGTCTATCGGGATACGTGACCGCCATGCTAAATAGCACAAACCAATAGTGCGGCCCCCAAACCGCCGGGTCCAGCGCAGTTGTGGAAGCACCATCCTGATACAACAGATTGGATTTCATGTGGATTAATGTTCTTATTTTTTACAATCAAACAATATAAAAAGAAGTGCAATTTAACACATAAAGGCCCTTTAAATTTTAACTGTGTATAACTGTCATCCATGAATGCATTTAATGTATTAAAAAATGAAGACGAAGAAGATTCGAACTCAAGCGATGCACCCGTCGAGGATGCAAATGCAGCGATGAAACCATTGTCGCCTCAGCAGCAGCAGCAGCAGCAGCAGCAGCAGCAGCAGCAGCAGCAGCATCATTCGTTTCAAAAAAAAAACATGTTTTGCAACAATTGTGGAAAGAACGGCCACGTCATGCACGCGTGCAAAAACCCGATCACCAGCAACGGCATGATAGTGTTCAAAGACAGTGATGAAGGGGCGTCCTATTTGATGATTCGGCGAAAGGACACGCTCGGATTTGTGGAGTTCATTCGCGGCAAATATCCCATTTACAACCAAACCTACGTGCAACGCCTGATTGATGAAATGACGGTGGATGAAAAGCGTCGGTTGCAAACCCAAACATTTAGCGAATTGTGGAAAAACGTGTGGGGAGATTATTTGAATTCGAAGTATCAAAATGAAGAGGCTGTGTCGTGCGACCGATTCAACATGCTGAAATCCGGCATAAAACTGAACCGCGGTGGGAACAACAATCATTACACGCTGGACACATTGATTGACAATTCCAGCACACAATGGGCTGAACCGGAATGGGGGTTTCCAAAGGGTCGTCGCAATTACCAGGAAAAAGACATGGATTGCGCAATGCGTGAATTTGCGGAAGAAACCGGATACGACGAAACCCGGCTAATTGTCATGCAGAACATCATCCCATACGAAGAAATTTTCATGGGGTCCAACATGAAGACATACAAGCACAAGTATTTCGTGGCTTACATGCCGTTGCCCGAACAAGTTCCGCTTGATCCCGTGTTTCAAAAAACGGAAGTGAGCAAAATGGCTTGGTTTTCATACGACCAATGCATACAACACATTCGCCCTTACAATTTAGAAAAAATCAACATTTTGCGAAATTTAAACAATGCTCTAAATGAATATGAGATAGTGTGTTAGAGTTTGAGTTAGGGTTTGACAATTTATAATCATTTCATAATATAACTGATACAAACAATCCAATCCAATCCCGAATGGAACCACCTCCAGCGCAACAAGAGCCAGCGCAACAAGAGCCAGCGCAACAAGAGCCAGCGCAACAAGAGCCAGCGCAACAAGAGCCAGCGCAACAAGAGCCAGCGCAACAAGAGCCAGAAGAGCCCGCACTTCTGCCCCCCCAACCGAAACCAAAACCAGCGCATCCGCTGCTCATGCACCCGACCCCCAATTCCAAACCCAATGCTGCATTGCAGCACAATGAATTGTTGGAATGGAACCGAATGCAACACGGGGAGCAACACTCAGAAAAGGAAGGCCTCGAGTTTTTGTATCCGACATTGAATGACCCCGAATTTGCGCTGAACATTGCGCAGCGCAAGGAGTTCCATGACACGAAGTATGCCGTTGTTATCCCCGAGTCTCAATCGCAGATGGAGCTCGAGGCTGCCAAGCTGTGCGGGGCGGCCTTTGAGCTGGCACCCCACCAGCTCTTTGTGCGCAATTTTTTATCCGTGATGACACCTTATAACAGTCTGCTGCTGTATCACGGTCTCGGAACCGGCAAAACGTGTTCCGCCATCAGCGTGGCCGAAGAGATGCGCGACTACATGCACCAGGTGGGCGCGGTCAAGAAAATACTGGTGGTTGCGTCTGTCAACGTGCAGGACAATTTTCGCAAGCAGCTGTTTGATTTCGATAAGCTGAAGTTCAACCGCATCACCCGACAGTTCGTGATTCGCGGCTGCACCGGAACCAAGCTGTTAAAGGATGTGGGAGCCAATGTGGAGCTCACGGATTTGACCCAACGAAACGTGGACCGCGTGCGCGACGGAATTGTGCAGAGCATCACGCGCTTAATCAATGCCAACTATGAATTCATGGGCTACATTGAGCTGGCCAATTTGGTGCGACGGTTGACGACAACAAAGGAGGGGACCCCGAAACCGGACGCAGTCCGCGCCATCAAGCACGAGTTCAACCACCGGCTGCTCATCGTGGATGAAATTCACAACGTGCGCAGCGACGAAGAGGTAAAAGATGCCAAAGAGGCCAAAAAAGGAACAAGCGTGTCTGACGAACTCTACAAATTGGTGCGGTATGCCGACAATTTGCGACTGCTGCTGTTGTCCGGGACACCCATGTACAACGACCCGCGCGAAATCGTGTGGCTGCTGAATTTGATGAACATGAACGACCGCCGCGCCACCATTTCGGTCAGCGACGTGTTTGACCGGGACGGCAATTTGCTCAGCGTGAACGGGCGCAATGTGGGTGCCGAGCTGCTGCGCATTAAATCCACGGGCTACATTTCGGTGGTCAAGGGCGAGAACCCGTACATTTTTCCATATCGAATGCAACCGCGGGATTTTGCACCCACGCATTCGTTCTTGATGAATCGAGACCGGCACCCCACGCTGCAACTGAACGGAACCCCCATTGTCAATCCATTGGAGCATCTGGACGTGTATTTGAACCCGGCGGGGGCGTATCAAGAAGCGGTTTACAACTACATCATTGACCGAAAGCGGATGGACATGTCGGAAGAGGCCACGTCATTCGGCTCGTTTTTGCTGAAGCAGCCCATAGAAGCGCTCAACATGGTGTATCCCAGCGCAGATTTCGATAAGGTCGTGGAACGCATCAGCAAAAAGAAGGCGGCGACGGCAGATGTGTCGGTTGCCGATGTGGCCCTCGTTGCACGCATGGACGTCAAGGGCCTGCTGGGAGACGCGGGACTGAAACGGGTCATGAAATACGATGTGTCTGACGACGGTGCGCGCATTTCCAATTTTGAATACAAACCCAACACGCTGTCGAAGTATGGTCGCATTTTCTCTCGCGCCGAAATCGGCAAATACAGCAGCAAAATCGCCAGCATTTGTGCCCACATTGAGCGCGCAAACGGGATTGTCCTGATTTACAGTGAATACATTGGCGGCGGTGCCGTGCCCATTGCCTTGGCGTTGGAAGAGATGGGATTCACGCGATACGACAGGGGGGTGGGGTCGCTGTTTAAAACTGCGCCCGTGCCACAGCGCATGGTGCAATCACCGCAGCAAAAACGGGTTGCCGCAAAATACGCCATGTTCACCGGAGACAAGCAGCTGTCGCCGGACAATCGCGCCGAGCTGGAAGCGTTGACCACCGAGAACGAGCACGGCCAGCGCATCAAGGTCGTCATCATTTCCAAGGCGGGCAGCGAGGGCATTGATTTCAAGAACGTGCGCCAGGTGCACATCATGGAGCCGTGGTACAACATGAACCGCATCGAACAAATCATTGGTCGCGCTGTGCGCAACTGCAGCCACGCCGACCTCCCGTTTGTGGAGCGCAATGTGCAGCTGTTTTTGTACGGAACGCTGCTGTCCACCAGTCCCGAAGTGGAAGCTGCCGACCTGTATGTCTACCGGTTGGCCGAAACGAAAGCGGCACAAATCGGTAAGGTGAGCCGCATTCTCAAAGAAAATGCGGCCGACTGCTTGCTCAACATTGACCAAACCAAATTCAGCCAAGAAGTCATTCGGCGTCACAATGGCCGAGATGTGACCGTGCGCCAAGTGCTGGCCGATGGAACCGTGCTTAGCCACTATGAAGTTGGAGACCGCCCGTTTTCATTCGTGTGCGACTATCAGGCCAGCTGCGAGTACAAGTGTTCGGTCGGGGGTGCAGGCGCAATCAAGGTCAACGACGACACGTATTCGGAACCCTTCGTCGTGATGAACGCGGACCGCATCATGCAGCGCATTCGCGATTTGTTCAAGGTGCAGCATTTTTACGCGCGGCGAATTCTGTTGCAGCACCTGCAGGGACATCCGCGCGAACAAGTGGACGTCGCTCTAACCCGCATGATTACCGACCAGACGGAACACATATTGGATAAATACGGGCGCACCGGGCGTCTCGTCAATGTGGGAGAATATTACCTGTTTCAGCCCTCGGAAATAACAAACCCGCGCATCGGCATTTATGAACGCAGCGCTCCCCTGCAATTCAAGCGGGACCACATTTCATTTTCTCTGACTGACGCGACATTGGGTAAACTGGCCGAAAAGCACGGATTCGCAAAACCGAAAGCGGTAGCGCAAGCAGTGGCAACTCCAGTAAAAGCAGTAGCATTAGCAGTGGCAGCAGCAGTAGCAGCAATTCCAGGAATCGCTCCTGGAATAGCAGCATCAGTGGCAGCACCACCACCACCACCACCACCACCCCAACGGATTCAAGAGATGAAGACAGCATATCACGAAATCATGGCGGGAGCCAGTGTTCCAGTTGACAAAAACACGAAAACGTGGAACGACTTGTGCAGAGATGTCATGCGGGAATTGGCCCCCGTCGTGGATGTCGCCACATTGAAGAAGTGCGTCGTGCATCATTTTCTGGAAGAGTTGCTGGTTTCATCCTACGAAATTAGTTTGCAGTATTTGAACGCGCTCTTCGCGCATGCGCCTGCGGATGAGTTTGACCGGTCTGCGCGTGAATACTTTGAATCTCAAATACTAAAAAATTCGAAACATGCGGGCGAAGAGGGCATTCTTATGCTGAATGTGCACACCGAAGCCGGCGTGCAGCTGGTTGTGCGAAAAAATGCGGCATCTGCATGGGCTGCCGCGCCATCCAGCTTTGAATGGCGTCCTTACCTGCCTGAAATTGCGGCCATGATGCCTCGCGAGTCAACCCTGGCTGAAATCATTGGATACATTGTGGAGTTTAAGGAAAAAAGCGGAGGCAGCTATGCCGTGTTTAAAATCAAATACGTGCAAGAAAAGGGGGTCGGTGCGCGCTGCGACCAAATCTCGTCCAAACAGCGCCGCTTGACCATCGTGAACCAAATCATGCACGGATTGGAACCCGCAGCGGATGTTGTCCCCATTTACACCATGGAAAGCACGAAGAACCAGAACACGGCTCGGTTTTGCGTTTTGCCCGAAATGCTGTTGCGCAGCTACAACCTCGCGCATAAGGATGGCAAGCACTGGTTTTTGACGCCGGTGCAAGCAGCCCGTAGTGCCATGAAACCAAAATAATGTCATTGTCATCATTCTCATAAATAAATGATGAATCTGAAGGTTGTGAACGCATGTCAAATTATTAAGGAATAACTTTTACAACAAAATGTAAATAAACAATAATATGCACATATATTAACCGTATCATTGATATCATTAATATCTCTCATGCATCACCAACAACAACGACAACAACATCAACCGCAACAACAACGACAACAACATCAACAACTCACTCCTCTTAGCACCGACATTTACATTCCAACCATGGTGTCCAAAAAGGTGGTGCTGCCATTCAATGCGATTGGGCGCAACATCCGGAACATTCTGGAGCGGCATTTAGCGCACGCCCATGAAGGCAAGTGCAATGCAGAGGGATATGTGCGCCCTGGGTCCACGCAGTTGCTGGCGCATTCTTCCGGTGATTTAACCGACAATGCCGCGGTTTCATTTGAAGTCATGTACGAGTATCAAGCCTGCAATCCCGTGGAGGGCATGCTCATTGCGTGCGTCGTGCAAACTGTGACTCAAGCGGGTCTGCAAGCGCATATTGTTCCCGAACCCAGTCCGTTGACCGTGTTTGTGTCGCGAGACCATAACTATTCGAATCCGCAGTTTTCCAAAATCAAAGCGGGAGATGAAATTGTGGTGCGTGTCATTGGGCAGCACTTTGAGCTGAATGACCCCTCTGTTTCGGTCATCGGAGAACTTACACGTTCGAATCAAGAGAACCCCCATTAACAAATTAAATGCACAGCAGTTGCATTTCCAACCATTGGGGTCATTGTTTTGTTTTATTAATGTTAATTCAAAAAATTGAATTAAAATTAGCGGGAAATGATTCATGTAGTTACCAAGAACCATGGCTCCTCCTGTATTGTCATCGAATGAATCCGCCGATTCGGCATTGTATCATTCAACCGTTGTGAATCGCAAATTGTGCATTCCGTTTTCTTCCATTACCAATTTTGAATGCATTGAAGACCACCTGAACGGCGTCGTGTCGGGTGAAATCGAGGGTCGATGCATTCCCGAAGGGTATGTCAAACATGGTTCATGCAGGGTTCGGTCATATTCGGTCGGAACATTTTCAGCTGGAAACATTCGGTTTGACTTAGTGATTGAGTGCATGATGTGTTGCCCGAAAGAGGGGGCCATCATGAATTGCATTGCCAAAACGGTCACGCAAGCAGGCATTCGGGCCCATGCTCGCACCAAAGAATCAACCCCCGTGGTCATTTACATCTCGCGTGAAATGCATGACGCCGCGCCGGCTTCAACCCGGATGATGACGAATTTATCAATGGATTCCATAAAACCAGGGGACGCCATTCAAATTCGGGTGATTGGAAGACGGTTTGAATTGAACGACAAACAGGTGTCCATCATTGGTGAATTGGTGGCATGCTGCGATTAAATGAATTCATTGCTTAAAAAATTGTTTCGTTAATTCAGTTTTTTGATTTTCAACTTCATTCAATTGCATCTCTTGCTCATCCACGTAGCTCAAATAATCTGTGATTTTGGAAATGACGGCATCGGCCACATTTGTCAAATTTATGAATGACCCATTTTTGTTTTCGGTTAGTGAAACATTGTGTTGGGTCATGATTTTTAAAATTTGAATCTGGTGGTGCTGGTTCAATGCCTCAACCCGGTCCTTCAATTGCTTCAAATCATGTGCAGCAGACATTTTTTAGTTCGTATTATTGGAGTTGTGAATGTATATGAATGCAAATATGATTCTAATATGTTTTTAGATGTATCATATTTATGATGCGAATAAAACTAAATGCAATTGATTTAAACACGTTGCACCAATGCATTTATCTACGCCATGAACAGGTTCAGGCCCAATCAAACTGGAATCGACAATGAACTGAATAAATTGCGAGAGTTCATGTTATATGACTCATCCATGGCTGCCATTAAGCAACAGCACCAGCCACAAACACAAACAGTGCAACAGCACCAGCCACAAATACAACCAGTGCAACAGCACCAGCCACAAATACAACCAGTGCAACAGCACCAGCCACAAACACAAACAGTGCAACAGCACCAGCCACAAACACAAACAGTGCAACAGCACCAGCCACAAACACAAACAGTGCAACAGCACCAGCCACATCCACATCCAACCCAAAATGAAAACGTGTTTCGTCCCGCATTAAACCAAGACCCGCTGTTTTGGTGTTTGTACATCATGATGCACGGCGCATTCAAATACGAGCAACTTGCAAATCGGTTCACGGCCGAGCAGGACGGCAAGCGCGACCAAATAATGATGTTGAGAGAAAAGGGCAAACCGTTGAAGCAGTCCACCGGAATCAAGTTCACGGCATCCACCATTGAGGGCGACATCACGTCTCAGCGCATGTCGCTGCACGCATTTCATGTGCTCGTTCGGCTCAACTCTCTCAATGCGGTTTTTGTGAACCCGGCCAATCGCGTGTATGCCGAGTTCATCAGTGATGCCGTGTCGGACAAGCCGACTTATGTCATAGAACGCAACGACAAAAACCCGAAATGCATGACAATGACAAAAACAAACGGGCCATTCAGCACTGCGTTTTATCGCATTGAAAACACGATGAAACCCATTAAATCGGCGAGCTCTTACACCGTCGCAGAACTCACCGAATTGTGCCACCAGTTGAAAATCCAGCTCAAGCCAAAAATGAAAAAACAGGAACTGTATGACGCCATCTCAGCCCAGCTGGTGCTATAAATCAAACCAATCACGTCACGAATAAATGAATTGAAAATGGGTGCCGTGCCGAATATGTCTAACTTTAATTGTAAAATTGAATTTAAATAATATGCTCTCTTAATATACACCATCGGACTCCGAATCACAATGCAGAAGCATCAAAAACAGGCCCCACCTCATGAATTATTTGACAACCTGGTAGAACAGTATTTAGGCGGCGTGTTGCGAACCGACGGCGGCTCGCTTGAATTGGAGGTGCGGTTCGGAACCCGCAATTTGAAACACGTTGCGTCCACAACCAAAATCGATTTTGACAACGTCATTAAAACTTTGTTGTCGTCCGGATTCGTGATGGAAAAAACGGACGACTACACCTTGAAAATCAGTTCCGAGATTGTGGACCCGCACACCGGCAAACCCAAAATGGCCGACATTCGAACCGAAATAAAGGGCCTGCACAACATCCAGATGTATTGCAAAACCAATTCTCTGGAGAAAGTCATGCCGACCTTCGTTCAAAAAACGGGATTCGACGGTGCTGACGGGGAAATCATTCCTCCGCTCAATTTTGACGACTTCAATTTCCGCCTCTCGCTCCAGAAAGAAAAACAGTTTGCGGAATCGTCCTCCGCTGCAAAAACGGTGGTCGGGCCGTGGCGCAGCAGCAAAAAAACATTTCGATACATCAACCGCAGCACGTTTCGCAATCCGGCGTTGCCGTTCGTGGTGGACATGAGCATCGTCAAAGAATCGCGCCGGGACTATGGCAACGGCGGGAGCAACAGCATGATTCCAACGCACACGTTTGCCGAATCTCAGGTCGCCGATTCTCAGCCCAAATACGAAATTGAGATTGAAGTGCTCAACGATGCGGTCGGGCACGGAACCGCGTTCAGCTCCGCGCGCAAGTTGGCCGATGCATTGCGTTCAGCCGTCAAAACGGTCATGTCCGGTCTCCAGAGCACCAATTATCCCGTGGGTGCGGCCGAACTATCGGGCGTGGCAGAAGAATACATGCGATTGTTGCATCCGGAACGGGAACCAAGAGAAAAGGAACAGCATCACGCCGCGGGCAAGCCACTGATTCCCAAAAACTTCATCGGCCCATCGTCCTACACGCTCCAGATGCAGAACATTATTCCCATCAACGAAAACTGCACCGTTCCAAACGTGCGAAACAATTACACGGTCACTGACAAGGCCGACGGGTTGCGCAAGCTGCTCTATGTCTCACCCTCGGGCCGCGTTTACCTCATTGACACCAACATGCGCATGCAGTTCACGGGGGCACAGAGCGGCAACGACAAGTTGTTCAACACGCTGCTGGACGGCGAGCACATTCTGCATGACAAGAACGGCCGCTTCATCAACCTGTTTGCCGGGTTTGATGTGTACTACATCGCCGGAAAGGATGTGCGCGCACTGCATTTCGCATCGCCATCCGCAGAAGCCCCCATCAACAAATTCCGGATGCCGCTTTTGCGCGAGGTGATAACTAAATTGGACGTGCGTTCGGTCGTTCGAGGTGCCGCCACCACCAGCCCGGTCCGCATTGAATGCAAGAATTTCATATGCACGGGGCAGAGCCAAAGCATTTTCCAGTGCTGCGCTGTACTCATGACACAAATTGAGTCCTATGCATATGAATACAATACGGACGGCATCATTTTCACGCCGGCGGATGCCCCTGCAGGCGGAGATGTGGGTGGCGACGTGGCAGGCCCCAAGTCCAAAATCACGTGGCCCCTCTCGTTCAAATGGAAACCCACTGAAGCCAACACCATTGACTTTCTGGCCACGGTGGTCATGGACTCCAACGGCCAACCGAAAGTGTCGAGCATTTATACAGACGGCATGAACGCTGCAAAAACGGACCAGATTGTGCAATACAAAACATTGACGCTACGGGTCGGGTTTGACGAAAAAAAACACGGATATTTGAATCCGTGCGAGGATGTCATACAAGGCAGGTGTCGAGACAATCGGGACAGGGGGCGAGAAGATTCATACAAACCGGTTCCATTTTATCCGACGAACCCGTATGACCCCGAGGCCCATGTGTGCAATGTGGTGCTGCGCCCAGATGCGGCCGGAAATCGCGGCATGATGCTGACTGCCGAAAACGAGGTCATTGAAGACGGAACCATCATTGAGTGCGCATACAATGCGGAGTCTGCCGACCCGCGCTTTCGCTGGGTTCCGTTGCGCGTGCGCACCGACAAAACGGCGGAGTATCGCAGCGGCCAGAAGAATTACGGCAATGCGTATCACGTTGCCAATTCCAATTGGCACACCATACACAACCCCATCTCCAAGAAGATGCTCACAACTGGCACAGATATTCCGGATGAGATAGCCGACGATGACGTGTATTACAACCGCACCTCGGCTTCGGGCGACACCACCACGCGTGGGCTCCGCGATTTCCACAACCGATATGTCAAGCGCGCGCTGATTGGCGGGGTGAGCAATCGTGGAAACACGCTCATTGACTTCGCGGTCGGGAAAGCAGGCGACCTTCAAAAATGGATACAAGCCAATCTGTCGTTCGTGTTCGGCATCGACATTTCAAAGGACAACATTCAGAACCAGCTGGATGGCGCATGCGCGCGCTACTTGGAAGCCTGCAAACGATTCACCATCATGCCGTCGGCGCTGTTTGTCCAGGGCAACAGTGCGCTCAACATTAAAAGCGGGGCTGGAATCAGCGGCGAAAAATACAAGCAGATTACAAAGGCCGTGTTCGGAGACGGGCCGAAGGACAAGGCGCTGCTCGGCGAAGGCGTGTATCGCGAATACGGAAAAGCTGAAAACGGGTTCAATGTGTCGTCGTGCCAGTTCGCGATTCATTACATGTTTGAAACTCGGGCCAACGTGTGCAACTTTCTGCGCAACGTGTGCGAGTGCACGGAGGTGGGGGGCTACTTCATCGGCACCACGTATGACGGGACCACCATGTTCGACGCGCTGAAGCCGCACGAGGTTGGCGAAGGCATTGCCGTGCTCCACAAAGGGAAGCTCGTGTGGAAGGTGTCAAAGGCTTACACCGCCACCGAGTTTCCGGATGACGAGACCTGCGTGGGATACGCGATTGACGTGTATCAGGAATCCATCAACAAGACATTTCGCGAATATTTGGTCAACTTTAACTATTTGAAACGGTTGATGGCGAATTTCGGGTTTGAAGTGGTGCAGCGCGACGATGCGTTGAAACTCGGGCTGCCGGACGGCACCGGCATGTTTGAGCAGCTGTATGTGCAGATGATGGCGCGCATCAAGCAAACGCCATCCATGGCATCTGAATTGGGGGATGCGCCAGACATGCGCGACTACGAGCGCCGCATCTCCTTTTACAACCGCTACTTCGTATTCAAGAAGGTGCGTTCCATTGACAACGCGGAACTGGTGGTCAAGAGCCTGTTGGGCACATCCACCGCATTTGAAAAACAGATGGCGGCTTTAGAGCATGACCAGGAAGCGGAACTGGAACAAGCCGCCACAGTTGTTGCAACCGCAGCCCCAAATGCAGCCGCCAAGGTCGCCAAAAAACCAGTTGCCAAGGCTCAGCCAGTTGCCAAGGCTCAGCCAGTCGCCAAGGCTCAGCCAGTCGCCAAGGCTCAGCCAGTCGCCAAGGCTCAGCCAGTCGCCAAGGCTGCCGAAGTTGCCGCTACAGATAAGAAAAAACCAGGCAGCAAACCCAAAATTCAATTAATAGTGACCGACAAGGACACACCATGAAATGTAAAATATAAAATGTAGAAGTAATGCATATCAATTATATCAACTGTTTTTTTTATAAAATGGCTGATTCTCACCATCCGGAAGGATTCAAGGTTTTCCCTGCACATCCCGAATGGTTTACCCCTGGAAACACGCGAAGCAAGAGCTCACCCGGAATTAAACGCATCAAAAGAAGCATGACCCGAAAGGCGATAGTCAATACAACCACAAAGGTTCACATGCAATGCATGCAAGACCAGGTTGGTAAATTTTATTACATTCCGCTAGACCCATACAAAGAATCCAATTTTAGGATCATAGATGAAGTGAGTCCGTTGCTTGTGAATCCAAAGCCGTCTCAATTTGAGCCGGGTGCAATGTACACATATGTCATTGCATCCATCATTCAAAAAGACCGCGACACCAACAGAGACGTAGAATTGGTGCCAATGAAGCTGTATGCATCCAAATCAATGAACATGTTCGAGTTTGGAACAAAGCATCATCAAATTTTTTATCGCATGGCAACCCAACTCGGCGAATTGAGAACTAACCGCATGCAATACGGATTGTATGCATCCGGAGAAATACACTGCATTGATGCCCACACACTGGTGTTTAATTTTTTTTCAGGAACGTACAAAATGAAACGCCACATGAACGCACGCGAAGAATATGAAGTTGGCAGTATACGCGATATGATGCTTGCAATTGACCCAACCTACCGCATTGAATTTGATTTTAGACCGTTCATAGTTCCAGAAGTCATGCCAATCACTCAGCACGAAATTAAACGATTGGAATCAAACGGGATTCCGGTGTTTCAATTTGACTCAAAAAGGCAATGCACGGACATGCGCATTGCGACCATTCGTCATAAAAACGTTCATCCCACCAAAGAAGACATGACCCTGGAACAAATGAAAGAGGCACATCAGAAAATAATTGCGCCCGTGTCGCAATCATCATCGGGTCCAAGACCTGGAATGCCAGGATACATTCCGCCAAAACCTTCCATTTTTGCGGTTGCATCTGCTCCTCCTGCTTCTGCTGCCTTTGGATTTGTTCCGCATCCATCTGCCGGCTATGGCTATGGCGGGAATAAAAACCGCCGAAAATCAATGAAGAACCGAAAACCCATGAAGAACCGTAAATGAACAATGAATGAAAATTCCTTTATTTTTAAAAATTGATTTAAAAATAACGGTGTAATATAACAATCAGAACATACCAGACACCCACCCACATAAATAAGACAATGATTATCCCGGTTAAGTGCTTCACCTGCGGCAACGTCATTGGAAACAAGTACGAATACTATCTCAGCGAAGTGAGACGACTGAAAATGGCTCGCGGCATGGACACCGAGAAGGTCATTTATTTGACCAAGGAATACATTCATAAAACCCCAGAGGGCGAAGTCATGGACACGCTCAAACTGAACAAAATGTGCTGCCGCCGGCACTTTCTCACACACGTGGACATTGAGTAAATGAATACAGCGCATCCACTCATTCATTCCGTTTTTGTGTCAAATGTTATAATAATGTCATTTAGTGCGCTCTGAAGCCGAGTTGCAGGAATTGGACTGGGAACGGGAACGCGATTTTTTTGCAAATCGTCTTCAATTATGGACAAGCATGTGGACATGGCGGTGTACTTGAATGCGCGTGGAATGAAGCCATTTATGCACGCGGCAACTGATGCAAAAAACAGTTTAGCAGATGTGTGCATGCAGTGCGTGCAATGTGCCGCGTATTTTTTGAACGAGGCTGCATTGAATGGATACCCAACGTCTGCGTTTGTGTAAGGCAGCATGATTTGTGATTTACACGTTTTATTGGATTGAGTTTAAGTTTATTTGTTTCTATGTTTTTTTTTCCACAACTACCCAAAATATTTATAATATGGGGCATATTATATATTACATATATAAAAAACTCATTCCATGAAAACGCGACGCAATCGAGGCAGTCGAGGCAGTCGAGGCAGTCGAGGCAGTCGAGGCAGTCGCAGCAAAACTGGTGGGTGGGGAGGTTGGTGGCGTCAAACGGCCGTGGGGCCTGCATGGAATGTCACAAAAGGCAATCATTTCGCATTAAGCAAGTCCGGGGTTCCAGCAGGCAAGCCTATACCAGTTCCTGAATTTTGGGGACCGGGCATACGTCAGGCAAACCGATTGATTCCTCCGCTGAAGATTAACGCATTGAGCAAGAGCGGAGGCGGGAGCAAGCGCACCGCCAAACGAAGCAGGACCAAGAGAGGAGGATTCGTTTTTGGCGGGTTTCCACAGGACATCAAAACTGGCTGGGACAATGTTAAAATCGGAGCAGAAAACTGGTATCGTGGTTTTATGGGAACCAACCAGCTGCCTTCTGCTTCTCCATGGAATCAGCCCGGATTAAATGCCAAAGTGGGTCACCCAACTCAAAAACTAATCGACATTAAGGCCATACAAAATGCCGCTCATGCGAAGGTGGCCAAAATACATTAACCAATGACAATTCATGCCCCTGTTTTATTTTATACACACACTTTATAAAACAAAACGCATTTCATCCAATCCCCACCCCCCCCCATTCCAATG